ATGCTCACCATCAAGCAGATCGACGCGGCAAAGCCGAAAGATAAACCGTACCGGCTGCTCGACAGCAACGGGCTGTACCTTTATGTGCCGGTTACCGGAAAGAAAGTCTGGCAATTGCGTTACAAGCTCGATGGTAAAGAGAAGGTTCTGACGGTAGGTAAATATCCTCTCATGTCATTGCAGGAAGCCAGAGACAAAGCGTGGCTTGCCAAAAAGGATGTGTCTGTCGGAGTCGATCCGGTAAAGGCTAAAAGGCTGTCAGTCAAAGACAACTCGTTCAGCTCTATATATCAGGAATGGTACGAGCACAAAAAACAGGTATGGTCAGAGGTATACAGCACAGAACTGTCACGCATGTTCCAGGATGACATTCTGCCGTTGATTGGCGGGATGGAGATTAACGAGATAGAACCAATGCAGATACTGGAAGTGATCCGCAGGTTCGAAGACCGTGGGGCAATGGAGAGGGCCAATAAGGCGCGGCGGCGGTGCGGGGAAGTATTCAGGTACGCGATTGTTACCGGGCGTGCGAAGTATAACCCGGCGCCTGACCTTGCTGATGCCATGAAGGGATACAGGAAGAAGAACTACCCTTTCCTTCCTGCAGACCAGATACCAGCATTCAATAAGGCACTGGCTGGGTTCTCCGGGAGCATCGTTTCACGCATAGCGACTCAAGTTCTGCAATACACGGTACTCAGAACAAAAGAACTCCGGTCCATGCAATGGTCGAACGTCGACTTTGAAACCAGGACGATTACGATCGCCGAAGAGGTGATGAAAGGCCGCCGCCCTCACCTTGTGCCAATGTCAGATCAGGTTATTTCTCTGCTTGAGGCTTTAAAGCCGGTCACGCAGCCGATATCAAGATTCGTGTTCGCCGGTCGCAATGATAAAACAAAACCGATCAGTGAGAACGCCGTACTGCTGGTTATTCGCCAGATAGGATATGAAGGTATGGCAAGTGGCCACGGTTTCCGGCACCAGTTCAGCACAATAATGAATGAACACGAATGGCCCGCTGATGCCATTGAGAAGCAACTGGCGCACGCTAACAGTGGATCAATACGCGGGATTTACAATCACGCTCAGTACATGGATAAGCGCCGGGAGATGATGCAGTGGTGGGCTGACTGGCTTGATGAGAAGGTGTCATAGGGAAGCAGCACAAAGCCTTGCAAACCGATGATGACACTGCCGGCTATCAACACAGACGCCAGCAAGCATGAGAAGGAACAGATAAGCCGAACTGTGCAGGAAATGTTTGAAGAGGCTGATATGTGGCTGGTTAATGAGTAAACCGACACAACCCATCTTTTATTGATGGGCTGCGGCTTTCAATCTCCTGCCCACAATTTTTTAACTGTCTCTTCAAGCTTCACAATCTTATCCATTAAAGCAAGAATAGCCTCATGGTGCAGCGCGGCAGAAACACCATAGGTGTCAGGTGAGAGAACACCCTCAACAATTGAGCCATCATCAAGCTCAATATCCTGTCCACTTACAACGGCTTTCGGGAATATTTTTTGCACGTCCTGCGCAGTAAAACCGATGCCAAATGAACCGTTAGATTTCCAGATCCATGTTTGACCTCGAACCTGACGCATCTTGCCAAGTGGGTCATCTATGGGGCCATTAAGATCTTTTAGTCGTTCATCGCAAGTCGGAGACCAGCCAGCACCTCTGGCTATTCCATCCTGGCCAAATGACCAGTAGGCAGGTGAACCACCATATGAAAGTTGTAAGTATCCATAACTTCCTTGTCCTTGTGCTACTTGTGCATACATTGAAAAATCAATCCCGCTGTATACGCCAGATCTGAACCTTGAACCAATTAACTCTGAATTTGTGATCGCCCCTACAGGAGGAGTACTTGCCGGAGATGTTGAGCCGGCTTTGACCGTTCCTAAAACAACCCCCCCTGATTTGCCATTTACGGTTCCCAGGCGTGAATCATCAGAATTAACCTTTCCTGCCAGGGACTGCGAAAGAAACAGCCACGACGGACCGGTGAAAGTAGTGCCATCCGGGAGCTTCACTGTGATATTCCCGGAGTTGCTGAATACCTGCTGCCAGTTCTGTTTGTCGTAGTTCAGACCGCGAAGTGCCTCTGCGCTCTGGGTAACCAGTGCAGCGGTAACCATATTCAGCGCCACGCGGGGAACGGCAGACCAGGCCGCGCCAGATTGTGTTGGCCCGGTAAAGTTACTGACCAGCGTCAACGCTGTGCCGCTTTCCACGGACTTAACCGGGAGCGTATAGGGAACACCACCGACAGTAACTACAATAAAATCACCAGCCGAAAGTTCAGTGCTAAATGTAGTCCCTGTCCCTGATACCAGAGCAGAGTTATTCGTCAGGGTTAAGGTTCCTGCTGACATGGATATCTCCTGAATTCAGATAATAAAAAACCCACCGGAGCGGGTTATTTTTTGTAGGTTTAATTCGAACAGTTCGAACTGGTGAAATTATTCTTATTCACCCATCGCCAGTTAAATGGATAACCGGCCTGATATTGTGTCTGGTTTACAATTTTACGTATCCCGTAAATGAGCACGTCTGTTCCCTGATTGCCGATCATCGCCGTTGCTGTACATAAGGGTAATTTCTTTTCGAGAGTGCCGGAACATGCAGTTAATGATAAAAATGCAAGAACGATTAATATAATTTTCATATTGTTACTCGCTGTAGTTATTCATATTCAAAATATCAATAGCGGACAACAATAGATAATAGATTTAACAGATCATTTAAAATACATTGATCGTTTAAAACGATCGTACAGGCATTCAATATTTTGACACTTCAACTGCAATAACTGTATTACCTGCATTTACAGGGGCCATTGGCTGCGCGCTACCAGATGGAATTGCCTGAGTGGCAGCGGTATAAATTCGGGTGCTGGCCCCGTTATATACAGCTGTAAAAGTAACCGGAACAGGCCAGAGCTGACCGCCAGGTCCACCGCCAGATATTCGCCATACCTGCTGACCTGCAACATCCGGGATAATTGCCCATTTACCCGCTCTGCTCTCGTCAATATAAATGCCTCCATTTGCCCCGATTGTTCCGACAGTTACCACGTCCGTCAGGATTTTCGATTCATGAGTAATAACCAGATTCCCCGTCTGGTCGTCCCAGACAGCCAGCCCATACGGAGGATTTGGCATGGGCTGAGGGAATATAGTGAATAAATAGACTGTCAGGGTAAATGCGGTATTTAGTATCTCATAGGCCCGTACAGCCAGTTGTCCGTTTGATTCAATCCAGACAGCACACGCGGCCTGACGGGATGTCAGAACAAACGGGATAACAGGTTGTGTTGCATCAGGTATATTAACCAGTTGCTCAATATAATGTAGAGCACCATTCGATACTGACGAAAACGTCTGCTTTGAATACAGACAAACAGGTACTGACTGGGGGGTGATAAATGTTTCGCCGCTTTTCAACGATAATAACGCACCATATCTGTTAGCCATTATGCATTTTCCAGAAAAACAAAAACATAGCTCTCATTTGCCTGAGGCTGGTTCAGAGAGTTATCAGTGCCTGCGCCAATTACAATACTATTGCCTGAAACGGCTATTGTTCGGCGCCCCTCTACATACGCTATAGTTTTTGCCAGACCCAGCATATATCCGAGCCTCTTCCCTGCCGGCACGTTGAACGAATATGCACCTGACGTCTGGCCGGCACTCAGCTTTATCGTTCCAATGATTGATATTGGTTTAATACCAAAGTTTGCTGATGATCCGTCCTCATGCCAGCAATCAAAACCAAAATCAGACATTAGGCGCTACTCCGGTAATATTCCCCAGCTGTACCAGCAGTCGCCCGCTGGGCCCAGTAAATGACAGGTTGTTATCAGCCTTAGACAGACACCAACCGCCCTGATTTGCAATTTTATAGCCCGTAGACCAGAATGCGCCTGAGATTTTGCCGTTAGTAATCGCAGCATCCGCAATTTTCGCACTGGTGATACTGGCGTTCTGAATAAACGCATCGCTAATAAATACCTGACCATTAACAACAGCAAACGGAGAATACTGCGTATCACCACTGCCACTCATCAGGACGAACTGATTAGCGTTAAACCCGACGCGGGTGACTACCGGCTTACCCGCTTCGGCCAGTACCGCAATTGATATCCCGGCACTGTAAAAAATACCGTTGATGCGCACTCCGGCTTTCAGGGTATGAATAGCCGTCGCACCCGAAGCATCGACAGTAGCAGTCAGTTTGTCCTCGAGAGAGGCTGTCACATCTTTAATCTGCGCCTGTACCTGGGTGGTCATTTCAGCCATCGCTTTATCAACATCAGCAATGGTCGTTTTGACCACCAGAATATCCGCGCGGACTTCACCATACTGCGCCCACTGATGTTCAGCCGTTGCGTGGTTGGCCAGCGCGTTCTGCAATGCGGCTTCGAGGTTGGTATCAATGTCGCTTGTCAGGCGGTCACCGTCTGCAGACGTCAGGAAGTCATCAGCAATATCGCCCAGGTAGTCGTCAGCATTCGCATTAGATTCACCACGAACCCAGTCGGTCCAGTCACTCTGATTACCAATACGGTCGACCAGGCGAGCCCGGTACCAAAATTCAACACCAGCCTTTAAGCCCAGTTGTGTGTAGGTGTGTTGCGGATAAGGAACTCCGGCAAGCAGCAGAGGGTTATCCCCATTGCCGTTTACTGAATACTGCAACTCAGTCTGGAGGGTGTCACCTGTATCAACCGGGAAGGACCAGTCAACCTGAATACCCCAGTTGATTGCTGTGGTGCGCAGACCAACCGGTTTGGGAACTTCCCCTGTACGCCCAGTGAGATGAGTCAGAACAGAAGATGCCCACAAACTGGAAGCGCCACCAGAATTAATAGCGCGGACTCGCACAAGGTAATCACCGGAAAAAATTCCGGAGACCTCTATATTGCGTAGGCCTGCTTCGGGAATATTGATCCACTCATTATCACCACGTTTCCACTGTGCCTGATACGCGACGATATCAGCCTGAGGTTTCCCGTTTTTATCTACTGGCGCATCCCAACCTGCGACCAGTGTGGCGATACGCTGCCCCTGCCGGACTGAATCATAGCTGCTAATCGTGATGTTTTTTGGTTGCCCTACCAGGCCTGTCGGTATCAGGCTGACTGGCGGCGTATCCAATCGGGCATTGTTATCAACGGCATCATATTTCGCCCCGTTGTACTCTGCACCAGTGATACTGTAGGTATTCTCTTCATCGTTAAATGTCAGATTGGTTACGCGGAAATACTGGAGGCGCAACTGGCCTGCATCGATAACAAAAATGGCATTAGGCAGTGGTTCAGCGGTAAACGCAGTTGCCAGTATCAGTTGCTGGCCGTTAACCGCCTGAATGGTTCTGCTCTCAACGGTACCGCCCTGAGTACGAATCATCAGCGTATCGCCGGCTAATGCGCTTGTACCCCGATCGGTAATTACAGATTTCAGCGCGGCGTTGTATTCAGTAATACGTCCACCATAGACACGGCCAGATAGCCGCTCATCTGCAAACGCAAATACGGTCCCCGGCACATAAGCGAAGCCATCAAGCCCCGTCTGAACAGTGATAATGCGGTCCAGCGAGTTGGAGTAGACGGCCCACCCTCCGCGGCGCTGCGCCTCGCTTTCGCGCGTGCATCCGATTGCAGTGAGTTGTGTCTGCTTAAACTTGAACTGTTTTACCAGGTCAGGAAACATTACTGCTGTAGTTCGGTCCTGATAGTGATTCTCCGGATCGCTAAAGTTAATCAGCGCTGAGCTATATCGGTTCTTTTCACTGCCGCTGGAGTACGTTGGCTTACCGACAACAGAGGCTCGAGTGAGTATCTGAAGTTTTGACGTATCAGCTGGCATATCAGAGACAACATTGAACATGTTGTTGCCCCAGAACGTCATGCCATTAAAACCTGCCGCAATATCCTTGATCACCTGCCAGGCATCAGCCTGAGCCTGGATATAAACGTCAAACATAAAACGAGGCTCGGTACCGCTCCCCCCCTTGCCATCCGGCACTTTCTGATCACAACGCTGGGCAATGCGATACAACTCCCACTTATCAAGCATCGCTGCCGTAACCCTGCGACCGAGACCAAAGCGGGGTTCAGTCAGAATATCGAACCAAATCCATGCGGGATTATTCGTCCATCCCCATTTGAATGTACCGTCCCATGTACCGCTATACGCACGAGCAATCGGATCGTAGTTCTGAGGGATACGGATTACCCTTCCCTTCGGCTTACATGAAATCTTCGGGATATTGCTGAATGACTTAGCATTGAATGACACATACAGCAGTGCCGTGTGCGGATAACGCAGGCGGGCATCAATTACCTCAGTGATTGCCTGCACCTGGGTTTTGTTCTGCAGCATCTGGCTGGTGCTATCAGCGGTATCTCGAACAACGCGAATCTGCCAACCGGTTGTAGCTTTGGGCAAATTGATACGGTGCGTCAACTCATAGAGGGAGCTGAGTTTCTCCGTCACCATTTTGGTCATCACCGTAGAATACGCGCCACCATCAACGGCGAGATCAATATGGTATTGCACGGTTGTACCAACGATATCACCATCATTTTCCTGCTGCTGAAGTCCTGGAATACCAATGCGCACCAGTACGGCATCAATCTGCGTGTTGCTGATTGCGCGCGTCCACGGCGTCGCCTTGGTCAGTGACACGCCAATGGTTGTTTCATTTTCGACAGCAGGGAACCCGGGGATTGGAGTCTGAACCTGAGTTCCCGCGCGAAAGTCCCAGGAGACATTTTCAAAATTCATTGATCCGTCAGCATTTCCCAAAGGCGTACCATCCAGGAAAATGCGCGTCGCATCCAGCCCACCAGCAAATTCCCCCTCACCCAGCGCCAGCAGCATACGGCAGCGCGCCATAGATTGAGCTGAATCAGGCTGTTCTACAGGCGTGTGCTGCTTCTGGCTGCCGCCCTTTGCACCAGTAATCGTTGCCATATTGCATCCATAAAAAAAAGCACCCGGAGGGGTGCTAATTGAAGAGTGAGAAACTGTCAGATGTCCTCACTAATTATACCCGCTGAGATAATGGCGCCGCCAATCTCACGTTCGCCATATAGCAGCGCGACCGGGTTGCCCATCGCCAGGGTATTCACTGAGCCGCCAAAGGCGTAGGAGGGTTTGTTATCGGGATCGTCGCGACCCTGCAGGCCTTTGGGTTGGGGGGAAAGCATCTGGAAGACACCTCCCGCCATCATGCCGATACCAGCAGAAATCATCCCGGCACCAACGACACCGGCGGATCCAAATGACATGCCAGTAACAACGATGCCCGCCACCACAAGCACGGCACCCAATATGGTCTGGAATAACCCCGCCTTCTTCGCCCCTTCCATTACCGGTGCGATACGAATGTCGCTATCCCCGGACAGATCCTTAAAATCATCCACGCCGATATTGCGCTTGCCGCGAAACACCGCGAACGTCATTCCGTTCTTTTTGGCGTTCATCAGATAGCTTTCCAGCCCGTCCAGGTTGATACAGAGCGCCTTTACGGCTTCTGCCGACGTCTGCACCGCCAGTTTATGCACGCGCCCGAACCGCGCGCCGAGCGCACCATACAGTCGAATAGTGGTTAGCCGCGCCAAGGTTTAATCTCCTGTTTTAGGTCTTTGTGTCGGACGCAGATCATCGTCCGGTCTTTGAAGTAGCCACGGGCATATGGCGTGACGCAAGAGGGCTGGCCGTAAAGATGATGCAACAGCTCGCCCTCCTCGGTGATGACTCCGGCGTGGTTCCACTTACCAGATTCGACCTGCATGATGACCATGCAACCCGGCGCAGGATCGCATTCAACAAATCCCTCTCTCTCCCAATTATCGAAATAGAGGTTGTCCGGATACTGGCTCTCCCACCACGGGTAATCAACGCGGAAATCAGTCAGCGTTACACCCTGGGTGGCATGCCAGTCCATGACCAGCCCCCAGCAGTCGTGAGAGCCCAGAATGAACGGGCGCCCGATAAGCGGGATGGCATCCGGCGTGATTTCGGCATACTCGTCAGCATCCGGGGCGTAGATGCCCCACACCACTCCGGACTGGTTGCATTGCTGGCGATCGAGGTCTGAGGGGATAGCCCTGGCTCCATCGCCAGGATGCGAGTGAATGACTCGAATAATGGTCCCTGCATCCTCGGCATTTGCCCAGTACTCACCATCAATACGGAAATGCTCAGATGGGTTTTCATGACTGTTCGGTACCGAAATATATCGCTGACGCCGTCCTGATTGGATGACAAAGCCGCAGCACTCTCGTGGCGACTCCTCCAGAGCATGCGCCCGGATAGCAGCCATAATAGTTTTGTTCATTGGTATTTCCGTTTATCGGGAGAAGAGAACAGTTGCCGGGAATCCACCAAAATCGAGGGTGGCAGTATTGGGTTCAGCCAGGCCCGCACCAAATCGCTTGCGGCAATCGCTCAGGCAACCACCGCACACGTCAAGCGCAGGGTCAGCAACCGCATTCCCCTTCGCATCAAAATACGCTGTTCCGTTGTAGGTGCAGCCGTCACCGCTTCGGTACTGGCCGCGCAGCGCCCACTCGCACAGCGATGTAATTTGACGGGTGGGAATAACCAGGTTCTGCAAATCCGCTGGGCTACTCAACGACCACGTAACCACCTCATCATCTTCTGAGGTTTTGGTGTCCAGCCAGAAGGTCTGGAGCGTGAACATTGTCGGGTCTGCCGTCGGGTTCACGCCGCCTGGGAAGTTAACCGCGTCAAGATAAACGGCGTAGGTGTCGATGATGCTTACCTTCGCGTTAACCATGTCCTTGAACTGCAGGCAGAGCGCAGTGATATGCCCGTCAAGGTTCGATACGCTAAGTTTCGGCTCAGCGGCCTGGTCGGTCGTAAGAGCTAGGTCAGAAATCTGGAAAGGCCAGAAGTCGAATATTTTGCCATCCCAGATGATGGGCTTTGGTCCAAGCTTAGCTTCATCGCCGTTCGCCGCTTCAATCTCGGCGGGCGTATGAGGAAACGGGCTGTAGTGAAAGCGGTGGATCCCGCCGATGAACTCTGAAGCATCTACTTCGACCAGGCGGACCCTACCACCTGGCGCCAGCATTGCCGCCGTATCAATCAGTGCTGTCATGCTCCACCTCAGGCATAGACGCCATAGGCGCGCTTAATCGTGAATGTCAGCTCAGCGAATTTGCTGCTAATCTGGTTTTTGCGCACGGAGTCGGCGACAACGCGATATAGCCCCTTCTCTTCGCCCGGCGGTGTGATGATGAAAGCCTTAACGGTATGCGCCAGGAGAAAGTCCCGAACGGTATTCACTTCAGAATCAGCGCCCACATGCTTCATCGGTACCTGAATAGCAGTTGAGTTAATGCCGTTCTCGGCCACCTGCTCATAACCATCGCCAAACTGAGCCGATCGCACCGTCTGGCTGTATTCCACTGCGCCAGCACCCAGTTGTGAGTGCCAGTTATATGTCTCAACGGCCATATTTGCTCCATAAAAAAACCACCCGGAGGTGGCTACTGTTTGAATATCAGGATGTTGTTAACTGATAACCCTGGTTAATGTGTAGACTCAGCCCGTCAGCGGTGGGACGCTGACGCACTCTGGGAAGGAGGGATGGCTGATTACCTCTGGTTAAGGGAATTTAAAATGGGAAAGTTTTCCATCACATCAATTCGGGATATTGACTGGCAGTCAGACCCATCAAGAACAGGAAACTGCAATGTAACTATTGGCCTCAATACGCCCGCGGGATTCACACAAGTCACATTCGATCCAGGCGATATGGACATCAGAAAATCAACTATCGAAGAGCTTGAAAAGGTGGCTATTGAGAAATTCCACGAGCGGCTAAAGTAGCCGTATCGATATAAGCACTAAATTCGTTAATTCGATTTCTGATAACACTCTCAAAGCAGGAAAGTGCCTCGTTCGTGTCACTGACCTGCTTTTTAAGAGCTGAGACATCTTTCTCCAGCGCTTCAATGCGTTCTTCTAAAGTCATAACGTTCTCCTGCCTCTCGGCTATAGATGTAAAAAACCCGCCGTTAAGCGGGTTTGAGATGTCCTGAATTCTCAGGAGATTTGCCGAGGCTTCGGCTGATTAAAAAATCTTGCGTAAATCCACGTCATAAACCGCCATCCAAGCAGCGCGAGGCCATGACTTAACAGTGCCAAAGCGCGGATCTTCGACTTCATGCGGTTCAGTGTCATTCTCCCTGCACCACTTGCGGAGCGGCTGCCATTTGAATTTCTGCCCGAGCTTCTTCTCTACAGGGATGATAGCTGCGTAGTTTTTCCCCTCCCCGATGCGTTCTGCCAGTTTGTTTTTGGCACGAACAGCTGCGGAAGCTGTTGCCATGGCGGTGACTTCGCGCTTCTCAGAGATCCAACGCTTCTCTTTGACTGCACGATCACGCTGTTCGGCGATGATGCGGTTCTCTTTCACTTTCGCCAGGAGGTCTTCGAGCGCGGCCTCGTAAGTCAGAGGAATCGCTGCAACCGGCGCAGGTCGGAAATATGAATCTTCCAGGCGCTCAAAGAAGGACCACGCTTCGTCAGAGTCGACTATCTTCGACATCCGGGCAGCGCCTTTCTCCGTCCATAAAGTTAGAGTGCGTACTTTGGTGGAGATTTGTGAGCCACTGTCAGTGGCTCGCAAATTTTTGAGGTCTGCGCCAGTCACCATGAAGTAGTGCTTCCCCTCTTCAAAGCGCTCTAAGTTTCGAGAAAGATTCATACGGATGCTTTTCTCTTCACAACCATATCCAGAGGCCAGCATCTCCGTGGTAACAACACGCATACCAGACCATTCCAGCACAGGGAATGCTTGGGGATCGACATTACGCTCGTGAACTGCTAAATTTAATGAAGTCATTCGTTGGTCCTTATGACACGTTTCATTGAAAGCCGGTAGCTCGAACTATCGGCTTTTTCTTTTTGCGCCATCCCATGCGCCCATCAGTGAATCCATCCGTCTTCGCCGCGAAGTTTTGCCAGCATCGGCTGAGCGCGACTTACGACAAAATTCTTGTCATCCAGATTTTTAGCTTCCCGGAGTAAAATCTTTTTGGTCTCTACAGTCATGTAGTGAATATCATGGGCAATATCGTACAGCGCCCCCGCATACTCAGATTTTGCCTGCTTCATCGCGGGATAAAGATTCTTGCTGACCAACTGGCTCCTTTCCATCCACAACTGCAGGTAACAAAGGCTCACCAGTTCCTCATCGGAGAATTGCTTGGCTGGAGTGCTTTGAACCTCTTCATTTGGCATAAGCTCACCCTCCAGCGCCAGCCGATGGATGTATTCAATCACGACCGGCAATTGCTCGGCTGGCAGTTCATCAATGTGGGCAACATTGAAGCGCTGATGTACATAGCTATACGCTTCCGGGTACATGATGCCGCGCTTGCCCACCAGCATGTTGATTGCATCGCGTAAAGGCGTGCGCTCGTCGGTGCTGGTTTTGCGTGGGTTAATTGCCTGCCCCTTCGTCCAATAGTCGTGCAGAACGGTGAAGCATTCTTCCTGATACTGGATCAGCTTGTCGCGGATGTCTGCACGAACCTTCTCAGGGTTGATACTGAAAAGCCAGCCGTTGAGTTTTTTTAGTGGGAGAACAAGCATCTCCTGAATACCACCAGCGGAAGGTATATTCATATGAATACACCCAAATTTATTCATGTGACGCGCTAATTTCTGCTGCTGAGTACCCCAACTCATGCCAAGGTTTTCGACGATGGGCTTCATAGCCACATAAGCGATACCAGCAGCCATAGCGGTGAGCACTTGCTGCCCGCCGAACGGAACGTAAGAGGTGTTAACTGCTTCAAGAATTGCTATACTTGTCATGTCGATATTCCTAGCTGGTTTGTTCGATACCGAAGCCCTGGCTGTTACCGCAGTCGGGGCTTTGTTCATTCTGGGCACGCAATCCCATCTTTCGCCACGGACTCTTTGAGTCTGCGCACCACTTCGTTGCTAAACGATCTGTCATCATTTTTTGCCAATTGCTCAAGGGCTTTTTCCAGCCACTCAGGCATGCGCAATGTCTTCACTTTCATATGCGATCCTTTGTATGCGGTACGCACACATAGTGAATGAGTACGTATTGATAGTCAACACGTACCTACATACCATGATAAAAAAAACATGGATAACATCATGTCAGAGCGTAGATACAAGCATCCTCAGGTTAACCTTAGGCTTCCCGTCGAGATAAAAGATCGGCTCACCGAACTGGCCGAGGCTAATAACCGATCTCTAAATGCCGAAATGGTGGCGGCACTTTCCGCTTGGACTAAGACACATGAGCATATCCAAGCATTAGATCTAGCAAGCGTTACTGATCGCCTTTTAGCTCTAGAAAAAGAAGTTGCCGCCCTTAAGGACAAAAATGAAACCGACAAATAAAGAAGTTTTTGCACAAATTCATAACCTTCCTTTCATTCAACAAATTGCTAAAGAATTTGAGGGTATTTACCCATTTACTGAGGATTCAATAAAGATCGAGATCTGGGATGAATTTGGGCAGTGCTCTGTGTGGTTGGGGTTTGAAGATCAGTTTGCCATCCGCGATGCATTCGGCAGCTGGCGCGAGGCCAGTGCAGAAGAGTGCATTGATTTCCATGAAGGAAGGTTACCGGGTACGATGAAGCTTGTTAATTAGCTACTGAAGTAAAAGCCCACCTGAGTGGGCTGGTTCTATCATTGCCGATAAATAATTATTGAAGCGATGATCGCAGCAAATACCAAAACCACGGCTCCGGCGATAATCTTCACATTGACACCAACGAGCCTATTTCCCGCCTCTGTCTTTTCAGCAATGCTGATGTCACTGGAAGGTGTAACTTCACTCCCGCAGTGCTTGCATTTCACTGCTTCAGCACTTATTGGTTCTGCGCAGTAAGGGCATTTAACCGAGGTTGCAAATGCCTTAAGCTTGTCGCCAACCAGAGTGATGATGAGTCCAGCAATCGCAACAAACCCGCCAAATATCATATAATTTTGACGTGATGACATAAGCCCAAGATTGTTTACTCTGTAGCCATCACCTACGGCTACTGTCACATCCATAAAAAGCGCTGAAACCGCGAAAATGATACCAATCGCAATGGCTATATAGCCGATAATCTTCACAATCATCTCCTTAATCATCATGGTTTAACGCATGATAACCAAGGGATGTCAGAATGTAACGATCAGATGCTGCTTGCGATCAGTTTGAGCTTTTCTTTGGCCGTCGTAATCGCAAGCTCTTCAACTTGTCGGATGGTTAGATCTAGCTGATGGGGCAGGCTAACGGGGACGCTGATAATGCGAGTGCTATCGTCTGGGCCGTAAAACGTCACGCTAGCGCTGATTTCCTTTCCATTAAAATTGTCGTACCAAATAACATCATGAACCTGTATTTCGGCAATTTTCATTAATATTTTCCTCTTACGGCGTTCCAGAGCGGAGTGCCTGGTTTTCTTACTTGAGTATTGATGGTCTCGACCATCGCGTCGTTAAGTTGCTTGCCAATCGCCGCAGCATTTGCTGAGCCGCCCGTATTGGCTTGCCCACCTGAACCGATATTGATATCACCAAAGCTGACACTGATGATTGGCACACTTGCGGCGGTTGCTCCTGACTGATTTCCACCAACAAGCCCGCCAGTAGCGTAACGCCCCAAATTACCGTTGTTCATCAGGCGATACAGATTGTCCACCCCGATCCGTCTGGTGGCTTCTTTGGTGAAGACGAACTCATCTTTGTGCACAATGCCAGCGGGTTCATATTTGCCGCCAGCGCCAGTATAACCACCTGAGTCAAAACTAACGCCTGCCGCTGCATTGGCATAAGCGCCACCCGGCGTAGATCCAGCGCTAGTGCCTCCTATATTCCCGCTAACCCAGCCCATGGCAGCCTGAACCGCATACGCCACCAGCAGGCGATTGGTTACATCCATGATCATCTTGAGCATGGATTTCCCAAACTCTTTTATTGATGCCTTGCCGGTTGTCATGAGTTCGGTGAGCATGTCAGATAGACCTGTCAGTGTGGAACTGGCAACGTTCTTCACGGCATCATAGGTATTCGTGGCGGCGTCAAGATATTCATTCCAGCCACTTACCGCACCTGCTTTCCAGTCGCCCCGTAATTTGTCCTCTTCGGCATAATATTTCCTGAGAGCCGCCAGTTCTTTTTTATAACCGGCATCGTCAAGCTTACCGCCACCGTTGAGCCAGCCCTGGCGAAGCTGCGCCTCTTCCATCATGCGCTGCGTTTGCCGACTGCTGAGACCTGCACTATCACGCAATGCATCGGTTTTTTCCGACATCTGCGTGACGTATTTATTCGCCTGCTGCGCCAGGCCGTTAATCTTCTGCTGCGCCTCAACTTCCTTGTTCTTCTGATCTACCACCTTGGCAGCATTCAGAATGGCCTCGCGGCTCGACAGGAGTGATTTTTCCTGTGCAGTAAGCGACCGTGTTTTCGCAGCCTCATCCAATTCAGCAAAGCGAGATTGCTGCTTACTGAGTTCGGTATTTCTGACCTGAGTATCACCAGTTTGACGTAGCGTTTCGAGGGTCTGAGTCAGCGTCCTCGATTGAGCCTGGTAGTTCTCGATGGTGCGATCACCAGCATCAACCTTTACGGTGGGTGATTTTGGGTTATTCTTTTTGTCACGCTGCTTTATTGCATCCTCGACCTCACGCTGGCGCAACGCAATGAGTTGCTGAGCGTTTGCAATTGCCTCTTTATCTCCAGAGAAAGCAATTTTTCTTGACTGCTCTCGAGCCTCTTTAAGCCTTGCCTCTGCTCCTGCAACGCGATCGGTTGATTCCCACGTTTTATTGATCCAGTCAACTGAGTCTGCGACTGCTTTATTGCCATCAATTGTCAGCTGGTTCATCGTTTTTTGCAGGTCAATTCCCTGCTCAATGAATTTCAGCCCATAATCAATACCACCGCCAAGCGCGACGTTCTGCTTGCCGAGATTTGAACCTGTATACTTGTTCTTCTCCTTTATAGCGGCTTCTGACCACGCGTCACCGATCTTAAGAATCTCTCGTCGATGAGCGTCAATGTCAGCATTCAGCGCAGTGAAATTGCCCGTGTTTTTGTATTTTTCAACCTCTTTCCTCGCTTCATCATAGCTATAGCCGACATCAATCAGTTTTTTAATTGATTCGCTGGCTCCATCATTGGTGGTAATGAACATCTTGCTAACTTCATCAATCGCCTTACCTGTTTTGTCAGATATGGCGACCATGTTAAGCGCGAGCCGTTCAGCAGCATCACCACTAGCACCAAGAGAAGAGGTCGTTATTTTTGATGCTTCATCAATCTGCTGCCGCGCCTTGTACACAGCAACAGCCAACCCGCCAAATGCTAGCGCTGACAAACCAAGTGCAGCATTTATTGGATTCAGGAAGGACAAAAACACTTTGAGGGTATTACCAACACCACCAAATGAATCTTTAATCTGCCCACCCTGCTGGAGCAGAATCAGGAACGGAGACTGCCCACCAGCCAGCTGTGTCGCGATATCGGTGAACTGCGCCGGCAGAGTGCGCAGCGCGGCGCTGTACTGGCCAACGGAAATTCCAGCACGCCGGGCAGCAGCATCCTGCCTGGATAGCGCATCAGGCAGCACGTCAGCCACGCCAGAGAGCCGCTCACGCGTCTGGTTAAGGATTGTGTTGAAGTGCTCAAACTGCGTGCCGTTGATACGCCCGGCTTCGAAATGGGCCACCAGTTGTGCGTGTTGTTCATCCAGTGAATTAAACGCACGAATCGTCGGGTCGATTGAGCCCAGGAGATTCTTCAGCGCGGCTGATTGCTTCTCTGCCGCCTGTGTGGCTGCCAGTGCTGCCTGAGCCTTCGCTGCAGCTTCGCCGGTATCCGTCAGCCTTAACCGGGTATCGTCCAGTATTTTGTTATAGGACTGGAAGGTGTCAGTATCAAGAAAGCCCTTCGCCTGGAAGTTACGCAGCGCTGCCTGCTGCTCGTCAAGCCGGTTCAGCGCCTTGTTTACTGGGTCAATATTCTCCAGCAGCCCTTTCAGCGCAGCCTGCTGCTCTTTGATGCCCTCACTGCCCTGCTTCGCAGACTCAGCGCCAGCACGAAAAACACTGTTCAGGTCATCAGCCTTGCCGACGGCGCCGGCCGCCGCTTCTCCGAGTTTATCCAGTTCATTGCTGGCTGTTTTCAGGTCGGCAACATCAGCCCTCAAAGTAATCGAGGCGATTTGGTCTGACATTATTTCGTCTCCTTATGCATTACCTTAAGTGCCTCGCTTTCCATGATTTGAAGGTCAGCCATACAGGCCGCCGCATCCTCAACCCCGTGTAACTCAAACATCCAGGGGAGTACGTTGTAATCAAGGCCGGTCGCCCCGCTCGCGCCAACGCGCCATTGGGTCGCCAGCGTGGAGAAAATGGTGAAAGCTTTCCATACCGACGGCAGAATCCCCACCTCTTCCTCTACGTCCTCAGGCGTTAAACCAAAAGCGCTCAACTCCGCAAGAGTCGGCCCCGGCGTATACATCGCTGCGGCGACCTGCCTTAGTTTTTTTCGCGGATGCCCATGAGTTCCTTGGTGTAAGCCAGGCCGATGCTGTCAAACGCGCGAGGGTAGTTCTTCAGCAGGACGATCACGTTATCGCGGGTGAGTTCATCCGGCAGCGCCCAGCCATCGACGATTTCCATCAGGTAATCGGCCTGCGGCTCAATAGCAGCTTTCTTGCTTGCTGCATCCTTTTGCAGTTTCTCGTCCATCGCGCGCAGCTCTTCCAGCGTCTTATGGCGGAAGGTGAATGTAAGCTTGCCGTCTTCAGTACCGGCGCGCGGGATGCTGGCAATTGCGGAGAAGGTTGGGTTTGGGATCAGGGAGAATTGGGTCATTTCGGTTCCTTAGAAAAAAAGAAACCCGCCGGAGCGGGTATTAGTTAATGCCGGGCAGATACATCTGGACTTCGTCAGCAGCACGCTCCCGGACTGAATGCAGGAGTTGTTTGCGCCCACCAATACCCCACTTAGCCATCTGACTTGCACACTGGCTAATTGCTTTGGTTTCAGTGTTGATGATGTGGTCGATTTTGTTCAGGCGCGACATGGCACTAATACCCAGACGCACCACTGTTCTAAATACTTCGTACACTTCAATCTCAAACTCTGGTTTTATCCAGGCGGCATAGCGGATTGCCAGAAGTTCAATGCCCCATGCACCACTTTGATCACCGCCTTTTATAACCTTAAGTGGTTGATTTTGTTCCGAAGCACTTTTTAGTGCTTTGGATTTTAGCGCTTTAACGAAGCGTTTGATCTGCGCGCTACGCAGGAAGACGCTGGGCCTTTGTGACTCAGTAGCCTCTCCGTTAGCTACCGCTGCCGCATGAAGATCGTTAAGACTGTACCGGCCTTCGTCATCAACGCGGACGGAGACCCCATTCACTGAGACGGTTGGGTGATTCATGGTGTGTACCTTTTAAAAAGCGAACCTGTTCACACAGAAAAGCCGCCCCAAGAGGCCCACCGGCACTAACGGCAGTTCTCAGGAACGCTTTCTGAAAGGTTCTTGGTTAGAGAGCGCGTGTGAAGGCGCAGTTTGAAAAGATGGGTAATGCGAATACAGAAAATTCGCCAGCGGTACTCATTGCGAAATAAAGCCCGGCGAACCGGGCCTGATTGGTTAGCTGACAGTAACGGTGCATGCCGCCGACGTTAGGGTCTTGCCTGCGGCGTCAGTGACTTCGCAGGTGTACGAACCGGCATCACCGGAAGCGACCGACGGAATATTGAATGTTGATGCAGTTTTGCCAGGAATGGCTGTGCCGCCCTTCTTCCACACGTAGGTGTAAGGTGCAGAACCGCCCTGCATGACCACAGCCAGGTCCAGCGCGGAACCCACGGTCGCTGACTTCGTGCCAGGCAGGTCGGTCAGGAACGCCAATGGCGTAGCGGAGGCATCAACAATCGGGTAAATCTGCATATCCGATTCGAAGTTCATGCGTGCTTCATTGCTTTCCACAGCGTTAATTTCGGTCTTCGGCACTTTCTGGAAGGACACCTTGGCAGAGTAGTAACGATCTGCTTTCCCGCGCGGGTTGTGGAACCATACCGCCGTGGTATCGCTCGATTCATCAAGCCCAATCAGACGTTTGTAGATAGCCAACTGCGGGTCATGAGCGAAAGTGTAGACCTGCACCACGGCGTTTTTAAACGTTGGGATGGTTCGCGCTTTGTCATCTCCCAGGAACTGCACGCTGATGGTCTGCTGGTCACCACCTTCAGTTGATAGTGTCATCACCTGAGGCATGGTGATCCACGAATCAATTTTACGCAGCGTGCCAGCGCCAGTGCCTGCCGGGAATTTAGCAGTGTTGGTGGTATCGAACGCTTCCAGCACGATTTTTGTACCGGTGACTGACTTAACGCGCACTACCATGTTGTCGAGCTTCAGCCAGCCAGAGTTAACCTGGACAACATCGCCCGCGAGGATGCCAGCAGCCGAGGCAACGGTCAGTTCGCATTCCGTGGCATTGGATGCTGCAGTGAAAATAATCGGCGCAAGATAGGCCTTGGCCACGTTTACACGCGACCCGTTAGGGATTGCGAATGCCATTGCATTCTCCTGAATTGAGGTATGAAAAAACCCGCTGAGTGGCGGGTCAGTAATCAGCGCGGTACTGCATGCTGACGGGGTGCGAGATATCAATGCTGCCCTGAATTGGCTGGCGAACTTGCGGCGGCCCGTTGATATAAACGGTCAGGTCACCATCTACTAGCGGCAGGCCTTCCGGGAATGCATCGGCAATAGACTTTGCCAACCCTCTGGCCTGAGACACACCACTACCGGCAGGGATAATGATGTTAAGTTGTAGAATGCCCTGATAAGTACGCATATAGCCTTCCAAATCCTGTCCGACTGTTTGAGCTGGCAGAACGTAAACACGCCCGTATGGTGAACTGTCCGGGGGAGTGAACGGGAGGTTCGGCCAGGCCACTGGCAGCCCGAGCGAGGAGCAGATAACCGCGATACGGCTTTCCAGCAGATCAGCAATTCGAATTGACTGGTCACCGGCCATTGCGCACCTCGCTCATTGCTTCACGGAACATTTGCGCGGCATCCAATGCGGTCAACCCTACCATACCGCCGGGCGCCTGGTTTGAATGTCCGTTCTCCAGTGCTGCCGCATATGGCAGGTTGTTGGTGAAGAAAATCGAGCTGACCTGGCCCACCCTGAACACCTCGAGCACTGCCAGGCCGCGGGAGTTGGAACCCTGACCGGAAGCGTCCGGGGTATTGTTGGACTGGCTCGGCTGGCTATCGAACCCCACGTACCAGTTGTTCTTGAAGCGCCCGCCCACATAGCCATCAGGCTTTTTGATGTCCATCGAGTCGTTTACGCGCAAACCGCGCTTTAGTCGTCCCGATTTGGTCAGGTTGGCAGGATCATCGCGAAGGGCAGCATTATGTTCACGCACTGCAGTATTATAAGCAGAGGCCGTTTGGTTCACTTGCCAGATATCAGGGTTACCAACAGGAGACATATCCACCAGCTGAGCGAGGATTTTAATTCCCGTTCGGCGCACTACCTCATCCATCTCCTGCTTCGAGCTATCAACGAACAACTGAATGGCAGCCAGGAACGGCTGATTAGCAGAACTAGCCATACTTATGCCCTCAGCTGGATGTTGTAGGAGATCAGCACATCGGCAGGCTTAACGGGATTCGGTTCTACCACGCGCCATTTTTTGCCGTCGATTTCGATGCGGTCGCCAATGCGCACTTCCGTTTCAAACGTGGCCGCCAATTTTTTATCGCCCGTAGCAATCAGTGAACCGTCGATTTCACGCGTGGAGTATTCGGTGATAACGCCGGTAACGGTCGCTGTAATAGGCTCGGTGATAACCTCTTTCCCGTACTGATCGCGGGTGGTGGTTCCGCCGCGAGTCAGTTGGTAGGCTTTGCCGTTCTCCGTCAGTAGCCGCGTTGCCGTAGCGCGCATGCGGCGATAGTCGATTGCCATGCTACCCCCTTTCGATCCGGACCTGGTTGCCGCCCACCACAAGCCCGCGCAGCGAGGAATAGAACCAGGGGAATGATGGAGTAGCCTTATTCGTTCCCGGCTCGTACTGCACAGAGACCGCCCCCTGTACGCTCTCAGCTATGACCGCGCCGCCACCGGAGACCGACGGCGTGAGGTCAATCTCCTGCGACTCGATAGCCAGGCGGCATTGGGCATCAATCAGGCGCTGTGGAATAGCATCATCCGGCAGGTCCACACCATCGAAGCGTACGCCGGAGCGCGGCCACGACAGCGGCTGAGATGTGCTGGAGCGCTGACCGCGCCAGGCCTGCCCTTCCAGAAAGTCCATCGCTTGCATCAACAACATGCCGCACTCGCCGTCATCGGCAGGTATGGTATATCCGCGCCCCGCCGCGAACGCGCGCAGGTCGACAATGCTGGCGTAGCTGTTGAAGTCTGGTGAGTGAGGATCGTCATTAATCATCCCGGCACTCCACTCAGACTTCGGAAAGCTTCTGCTTCAGCAGATAGCCTTCCAGCATCCAGATTTTGTTGACCGCATTTTCGCGGGCAATCTTGCGGCCGATTTCAGCGTCGAAGTTCTCCGGGCTGGCGCAGGCGCTTTCACCAGTAACAGAGAAGCCGTTTTTGAGATGCAGAACGCAGAAGGTCAGCGTTTTAAGGCTGTCGTGGTAGCCGGTAAGACGCGTCAGTTCGTCTTGTTGACGGATGTTATGCAACACACCATCCTCGGCAGTGAAGTAATATTCACCATCGATAACGCTTTCGATGTGCTGAGGGGTTACACGCGGCGCGGTCAGCCCTTTGGCCTGAATTTCCTGCTCAATTTCTTTGTCGCTCACGATTACTCCTCCAGACGCCAGTCCAGCGCCAGCCAGTTATCCACTTCAGCAGGGTGAACATCAGCGCGCAGCGGACCGCCGGGGAACTCTGGGATATCACGCACCATGACCACCAGCTCAATACCTGGCTGTTCCTGCTGCTGTTCCTGCTGCTGCGCCGCAAGCTTTTCAGCCTCACGCTGCGCGCGCTGCTCTTTGGTCAATCCGGCCATTGGGCCTCCTGAAAAACAAAGGGGCCGAAGCCCCCACGGTTAGCCCATGATGATGGCGGAATGCTCAGGCTGCACGGATGCGACACCCCACGCCACACCAACTTCATAACGCACCTGGCGATACTGGCGATACAGCGCGATCTGGAAGGTGATGCCGGATACCGGGTCGGTCACGTTCATCACATCGTCGGCGGTGTCGCCGCCTTTCGGCATGGCTGGGGTACGACACGCCAGCAGGAACGCATTGCGGTCGAATGCCATGTTTGGTGCGAACTCAGCCAGGACAGTGACGGCAGCCTGGTCTGCCAGATCCTGACGCAGGCCCGGCGCACCAATGGTGATGCTGGAAGAGGTTGCGGCCACAACCAGATACTGATTGTCGTCACCATCGAATTTCACTGTGGTGCCGACCGCAATCCCACCGGTACCCGCAGAGATGGCAACGATAATGTCGCCCTCTTTCTTAGCGCCATTGACCTTGTAGCCTGCTGCGGTGCTCTTCGCAGTGCGCTTGATGTTGGCGGATTCATGCAGGTTGAAGCCCATCACACGCCCGATTACACCCTCACGCAGCAACTGGTCGGTACCGGCTTCGTTCGCTTTGAACAGCACGGACTGCTTACCACGAATAGAGGCCATTGCCTCGCCACCCAGCACCATGCGCATATCGGTGGTTGGAGAGCCGTTATCAACCAGAATCTGGCGCGCCAGCGCCGCATCAGACAGATCGTCTTTGATACTAAACGGCGTGTCTTTCGGCGTGCCAACTGCGCGAGATGATTTGTAGAACAGCGCCGCCAGGTCAGCATCCATTTCGTTGCTCAGCGCGCGGAAGGCCTGGGAGAACTGGTCAGCCAGGATAACGTCATAGTTACCTGACGGACCGATAGCCAGTTGCTCTTCACCGTTCCATTTGACTGGGGCCATTTTGGATTTGGTGATTTTGACATCCACTGTACCGATGTTCTGATCACCATCGTTAGGTGCTGTTGCTGACGGAGTGATATCAACGGTAGTGGTTTTCGGGGCCACCGGTGCAGTTACCGTCTGGTCTTTTGCCGCAGCGTCTGCTTTCGCATTACGAGCGACTGCCGGGATAAAACCTACCTGCTCACGGGATACACGATTCAGCGCGGTATAGATGGTCGGGATCAGACCAGTAAGGGTATTGCCTGCCATTTATGGCTCCTTTCGATTTAATCGACGATGCTGACGCCGTCTTTCAGCGCTGCTTGCTTGCCAGCGTTATCCAGGGAATCAAACGCATCGCGTTTCATGGTTTTTTGCCCGGCCTGGTGCTGCGACTGGTGAGAACCGCCGCCGCTGTTACCGGACGCTTTGAGGATGTAATCTTTCTGCGGATGCGACTCGACCAGAGACTCCAGGGCCTCATCAAAGCTGGCTAACTCGCCGGGCTTGGTGCGTGAGAACACCTTATTGCCCTGTCCGTCGTAGGCCACAACCTTCCCTTCTTCGATTTTGAAGTTCTGACCGAAGTAGGAACGCACGAACTCAGTCGGGATCGCCATCTTCTCGGAAATGTACTTAGAGCCACCGAAGCGGCCGCCGATCATCTCGTCGTAGAGTTGAGTTTCCAGCTGCTTGGTCTTGCCGTTCGCCTCGTCCAGCTGCTGTTGGAAAACTTTGGTGATCTCCGCCTTTACCTGGTCAACCGCACCAGCGTCGATCAGCTTCTTCTGGTCGATTTTGGTCATCATATCCAGGGCTTCGAGCGCCTTGGTCGGGTCGGTGATGCCAGCGAATTTGGCGAGACCGGCTTCCGCCGCTTCCTTCGCTTCGCGGTGAGTTTTGGCCTCGCCGTTCAGAGAGGTGATTTTGTTCATCGCTGCGACCGCGTCGAACGGGATTTCTTTGCCGTCGTCATGGACGAACACAGGCATACCGTTTTCAACGACCACATTGCCGTTAGCATCGAGTTTGAGTTTCATTGTTTTGCTCCAGCCTTCCGGCCATTGGTAATAGGTCATCCGACCCGGTCACCGCGTCGCATCCGCTCAGCGGCAGGCATAAAAAAGGCCGCCCGGAGGCAGCCTGTTAGTTAAATTCGACGGTTATCACACCACGCAGTTTGCGGGAATAGACCTCATCCCGCTTTCGCTTGTGGACCCGGAATGGATATGGATAGAAGCATGCGATTCCTCGCTTAACATCCGCCCATATGCAGCGTTTGACCTCGTTGCCGTTAACGAACACTCGGCGCTTACCGCGGCCATCGCCCACATGGTGAAAATCGTCATCTCGCATAGACCACCCCCCAAGCAACTGGTTTAGAGAATTTGCCAGTCATCAGCCAAGACGTCGGTTTGGCTTGGTGCCCAAGGCACGCGAGCGCCATTTGGGTATGGCATAGCACCATTGCCCGGCACCGGATAAATTAAACGAATGTACGGCAGGTCCACAGATGGCGACTGCTGGACCAGCTCAAGCCACAGGCCCTTGCCGTTCCAGCCTGCGCGGGTGACACGCTTGCCTGATTTCAGGGCTTCGACAGCCAGTCCGAAGCTAAGCCCCGCCACTGGTCGGTAGGCTTTGTCGAACACATCTTTCGGACTCCAGCTCACATACCCGTTGAAGCGATCGGTGTTTGGCTTTCCGCCATCCAGATACTCGACGAGATAACCTTCATCACTTCCGTTTTCGTCACTTGGTAACTCCCAACCACGAAAGTCGTTATATGCCAGACGGGTCATCGGGTAAGCATTGATGAGCTTCACGCCAATATGTTGAGTCATTGTTTTATTACCTTATTCAGTTATTCAAAAGCCGACGCATCCACGCGGCGCAGTTCATCCAGGGTGAGGAACTCCCCGGCATCGTTAAACATCTCCGGTACCGTGATTTTGCCGTCACGCAGCATCATGGCGCGGGTAACGCCCAGCACCTGCTCCTGCCGCACGTATGGCTGCCGCGCAAGCCAGTCGGCATAACTGGTATGCGCTGGTACCTGCCCGTCCATCGAGGCACGTGTAGCGCTGCTCATTTCGTCAGGCGGTATCTGCAACTCCTCCCACGATTTCGTAATGAGGATTTCACCGGACCGACAGCAGAAGTGGATTTTGCCGGGTCCGCGTAGATACGGGACCACATGCCCCAGCGGCTTGCCGTCGAGCGTGTAGAGTTTTCGGTCGCGGATGATGCACCACTGGCTGGTATGAGTATCAAGCGTGGAAGACCACTGTTTGGCCTTCACGATATCGCTGTTAGCCAGGGCGAAGTCCTGACGTGCCGAGGCGGCCATATGGTTCACCGCCGTGCGCGTCACCACAGCCAGGTCACGGCGAGAGGTATTGATCACCCCGTCCTCGCGATTACGCTGCGGCGTACCCGCCACGCGCCTGACAATCTGCTCGACTGTCTCACCCTGGAGGAAACCAGAGCGAACAGCGTTGGTGATTTTGTCCAGTCGATCCGATTCAAGCTTCTTACCCCACTCTTTCAGCAACCGCCCCTGAAAGGGCTGCGCCACAGCTGCGGCGTAAACCTGCTCAGGGGCAATGCTCTGGAGCGGTACATGCTTGAGGATCTGCCTGGGGATGATGCTGCTGAACAGGTCCAGCTGATACCCGGTCTCATAGCCAACGTAGCGCGTCAGTTCGCGCGCCAGCGCATCGTTAACCGGTTCATAGGCCTGCTGGTTCAGGTCACGCACGCCAGCCAGCAGCGAGGCCAGGCGGCGGGCGCTATAGGTATCGGCACGCTTACCGTCCAGCAGCACCAGCAACCGGGCTGCCAGATCTGCATCCAGCTTACTCAGCAGCGACACCATGCGCCGGGCGACGCCGTTACCGTAGCGCGTCACATACAGGCCGTGCGCAATTGTTTCGTCCTGGAGGCGATCGTTTACGGAGCGGGCCATGTCACACCTCGTCCAGTGGTGGCTCGGTCAGTGAGGCTGATTCAGCCAGCAACTCGTCCAGAACCTTCTCCGGGTCTGCATCTGCATCAATCAGGTTGAGCTTCTGCAGCGCCTTAATCGCATCGACACGACGAAGGTCACCACCCTGGCGCAGCGACTGAATAGCCAGTGCAGCGGGAGGGTTGAACTCTTTCGACTCGACGTCCAGCTCGGTGCGGACATCGACGCTGCCGCCATCCTTCTCGCCGATGTACTCGGCCATGATTTGCAGGATGTTGTCGATCGCATCCTCGAGGCTGGTTGCCATGGTGTAGAGCGGGGACTGCTCCTGCATCTTCTCTTCCGATGTCTGGTCAACGGACTTGGTCGAGGTGTTATCCGTACGCAGCAGCTTCGCGCCTGCCTGGCGCATCTGCTCCACCAGGTCGGTCAGGGAGTCTTTACCAGCGCCGATAGAGGAGCCGGTATGCTCGACGTATTCGAGGCCCTGTTTCTGGCGATCGTTAAAACTTGCCGCAGAGGAAGAGCCAATCACCAGCTCCTGCCCCTCTTCCAGCCCGAACACCGTCAGTATCGGCACCCGGGCAACGTGCAGGATATTGTCCTGTTCGCTCTGGCTCTGCCAGTGCTTAACGTTCAGCAGCGCCATGTTGAGCAATGGCGGAGAGCCGCACATAAACCCGGTGCGCTTGGTGTAGAGCGTGACAAGCGTGATGTCCTTCCGCGACGTTTGCCACTCTTCGTGCAGCACCCAGTTCGCCTGGACATTGTCGCCGGTCGCCTTGCGGTAAATCTGCACCAGTCCTGGTGTTAGCAATCGAATCTGCTCGACTTTTGTCTGCCCGAAGTCGTCGCCATCTTCGACAACCACCTCTTTGATGCGTAGCGCGGTGAGTTGGACCTTGCCGGCTACCATCTTCGACTTCCAGCCAATTACCTGTCGGGGATTCAGCATTGTGACGTATGGCCGCGCGCCGGTGGCTTTCTCATCAGCCTTGGTTTTCACCTGTTCGGCGTCCACCCGGGGATAATCCACCAGCGCATGGGACAGGCCATATTGCATCGCCAGACTAAAGAATGCCTGCGCCCACACATCGAGACGACTACCTTCCAGATCCACGTCCTTTGCGAACTCACGAAGCCGGTCAGGGACGTTCTCGCCCAACTGAATTGGCTCCGCGAACACCCGCCCAACGTTCTGGTTAATCGTCTCTTCATACGCAGGAAGTAACGTGGCCACCGCCAGGCGCTTTTTGTAATCTTCTTTGCCCTCTTTCGGCCAGCGCGGCAGAAAAGTTTCGCCAAGTTGGCGCATATACAGTGTGCCGCCCATCAGGGCATCGTTGATATCCCAGGCCTCGACCATGTTCCCATAGTCCAGATTGGGTGTTGAAATATCAGGCATGGGGTTAGAGCCTCAGGCTGGTGACTTTGCCGACTTTCTTCGGCGGTGAATGCAGGACGGCGTATCGCGTGCCGTCCCAGTCGTGATCTTCCTGCTGGGTGTCTACATCATCAGGATTCTTACTGTCTCGAACGAGAACCGGTACGCGGCTTATCCAGCCCCTGCAGTAGTCGAATACGTAGAATGCTGGCTTCTCAGGCATGCCTGATTCCAGCTTCTTACCTTCAATGACGGCCTCCAGCATGTCAGCAAAAAGGGCCGCGCCGTTCACGCGCGATCCCGGTTTCTTGTTGGATGGAACCCACTTAACGCCCTGCGATTCCATCTTCTGAGCAATGGAGAGTTCGTCATCGCCAGTGTTGTAGATTGCCCCGTCAGCCGGGCCGGGTAGAACCTTCCTGCAGATGCTGGGCATGATGTTCAGTTGCCCCTGCGTCACCCCGTTGAGTTTTATCTCCTCAGGCTCAGCAAGATCCTCTCCCACCAGACGCTTATCAATCCACGCCACGCCCTTAGCGACGTTGGTGGATGACATATTCAGACCTTTGTTCAGCTCGTCCGGCGGGCAGCCGTACCACTCGCCAATGAGGATCAGCGACCCGGCAGGCGGGCAGAACTGGCGACCATTAGGCAGCTCGGCGGCGGTGCCGTCGGACCGCGCCCACCAGAGGTTGGAGAACGGCTTCGATTCTCCCCAGTCGTGGGAGCGATCAACCGTCCAGCTTTCCGGAATGCGGAACGGCTTAATGACGTGATGCGAGGCATTCCACAGATGGTCAAAGCGACCACCGCTGGTGACATCCCATGAACCATCTACCCAGGCTTTGCGCCGGTTGGGGTCTTTGATAGCCATCAGCGTCGCGATGTACTGGGGATCGAGATACGGGTTCTCTTTGAACGAGCCGTGAATCGCAACGCGGGTAAGCGTCACGTCCTCTTCTCGTTCGGTCTGCGGGTTAAAGACCTTCTGCGTTTCGCGAATGATGGTGCCGCGTGGTGCTGGCTCAATGAAGCGCTTCTTCACCCAAGTATGGCCAATACCAAACGGGTTAGTGGTGCTGAACGTCTCCAGGGGGATCGGTTTAAGCAGGCTACCATCCGCCAGCGGATAGTTCTCTGGCCGGAACGACGAACGTCGGCAGGAGAACATCATTTCGTAAAACTCTGCAGATTGCTGCTTGGTAAGCTCGTTGAAGCCGATGAACGGGAATTCCTGACCGTGGTAGTCCCAGTAATCGCCCTCTTCTTTCCCGAATCGGAACAGCAGCTCTTCGCCGGTAGGCCACACCCATCGTAGCTCAGATGCTGACGCCAGATAGCGTGCACCGTCGTTAAACAGGCGGTACATACGCTTTGACTGGGTAATGATATCGGTGAGGTTCTTATACTCGGTATCGAAAATGACACCGCGCCAGAACGAACCATAGCCCAGACCAACCAGACGACGAAAGCGCGCCAGCTGCGCGGCAGTTTTACCCGGCCCGCGCGTGCCCTCGTAGAGAATTTCGTTACATGGACAGCTCAGGGAGAGTGATTGCGATCCCGGCAAGGGTTTCCAGACGGCTTTGTAATTCATCCACCAAGAACCTCGCTCTGCTGCTTCTGCGCTGCTGCTTCCCACTCATTCACGTTATCGCAGGATGGGACCGGCATAACGTTATGAGTGGCAACCACTATTTGCTCTACTTTTTGTTTGTTCGTGTAAGCATCGCCAACTTCCTTGGCCGCCTGCTCCATCAGGGCGGCAGTAAGGGCCATGTTTTTCATTCCCTCTGCTTTCGTAGCCATCCTGTCGAGTACACGCAGCCGATATGCCTTATTGGCGATCGGGATATCGGAAATTTCATTCTGGAAGCGTTCGCGAGTTGCGTTGAAAAGTTCGACCCACTTTTTTGCGAGCGTCTTACCGCTGGCCTTCGTAGGGTCGTGAGATTCGGCCTGTTGTCGGGTTATATTGATCCCGAATTCTTTTTGGACAGCCTCGACCACCTGCGATGGCGTGTCATAACACGCAAGCGACTGAATGATGAAGGCTTTCACATCAGGTTTTAATGCAGCCATAAATCACCATTCGTCTTATACAGTCCAGTATTTAAGCCAGTTTCAGCATGCACGTCCCGCATGCTCTGGCGATGTTAAGTTTTGCCACCTCTGCAGGTTGATTGGCTGCGTCCACCAGCTCTTGCACGTCAGTGCTCGCCCCGTATCGACGTACTACACCGACAAACTCTTCGACATCGTGGCCGCGCAATGTGAGAACTGGCTGCCCGGTCTCTTTGTTGAACTTAGGTGCGCCGAAATCATCGGTGGCCTGGGCAATGTGGTAAAGCTCATGCTCTACCAGGGCGCAGAACTCTAGGTCACTGCATTGTGAGCAGTAATCGGCTGCCAGAGTGATGATGAACTTGGGGATTCGCCCGAACCATTCATGCATCTGCTGCTCCATTCTGGCTTTCTGCCAGCCACCGGCACGGAGCATTACCTGCTCAGCCTGACCGAGAACGTAGCGCCCCTTCTTCGCGAATGAGTCAGATGCCCACATGAAGCAGAGATCAGCCTCTAACAGGTGTCCGTGGTCAGGATTATGGATGCTCCCTGTATCACTGAGAATTTGCCGATTTATCCACTCATGCACTTCGTTCGCAGGTATCAGTCTGGTGTATGGCTGCCAGTTGTCGGATTCGATGAAGTTAACTGGCGGATATGGCCTGCGCTCGTCATCGTTCGCCATGGGTTACTCCGTTATCTCTTTTACCGGTTCTGACTTCACCCTCTGGCTAATGCCATACTTCACGATGAAATCACCGACCTTTTGGTAATCTGGCTCACACCGCATCATCATGCAGAATAGTGTCAGCATCCTGATGTAGACGGGAAGCCACCATCTGCTTTTGATTTCAACTGACAGCCTGCTCATCGCCATTTGATTCTTCCTCAATCACCGGCACAAAGTGGAACTGCTCCACGCTATCCGGGCGAAAGTAACGCCACTCGCCTGTGTTAGTCGCCAGCGCTACGAACCCGTTAATGATTTCAGGCTGGCTGCGTTTCATCAGGCCAGTGAAGGTTTCTTTGGATGTGGTTGTGATAGTGATTTGGTAGATGTCGGACATTGATAACCTCTTTATCCGCGCTAGGGGATACTCATTATCAAGCGCCCCAGTAGAGACGCTTTGTAATGAAGAGCCGTTGTGAAAGTGGCTCTCTTTAACTATCTGTTTTTTCAGCAAAGCGTAAAATTGCGCCCGGCATCAAACGGCAATATCCAGCGTCAACTGAAGCTGTTCACGCCAGAATTCTACATTGGCCTCAATCGCTGGCTTATCCCATCTCCAGCGAGCCATCTCTCTTGCCCCATTGCTGGCTTTTGATTTCCGGTCATCGTGAATACGGCAAGCTTGCTCAAACTTCTGTTGCTCAGTCAGTTCGCCACGAAGCAGGCTATCAATGTGCAAGTCGCACCACACAGCAAAGCGAGCATCACACCAACGGGCAAACGCAACGGAAAGCTTGGGATGTAGCCACGTCCCGCCACCCCTGTCCTTTCGAGCCCTACTGGTTTTTACATACCTCGATTGTGAGGGATGTAAAATTTGAGATTCTTCGCCCGTAAGCGCCTCATCTAAAGCCCGGACGTATTCGAGCGTTTCTGCCAGGCGCATCCAGTTATCGATACGCTTGCCGAATCTTTCAGCAATGCCAGTGACATTGACCCAACCATCGGTATTGAAGCCCCACAGTGAAGAGCTTCTGTAATGGCTACGCGTCAAAATGAAGCGATACGCAGATTCAAAATTTGCAGATACGAACTCATTGCACCAGCCTGAGCCTTTAGCAGCCCTTTCTGCGTAGAATCTAACCCAGAAAATACCGGGCTCTGATCAATAAATGCTGATAATTTTGTGTGTTTGTCTTCCAACTCGTTGGCTTCGTCGACTACTCGTTGTTGATGTGGTTGCATCGTATTTCCTCTGAGGTTTTGTTTATTTAAGACACTGCATGTTGATGTATTCCTGCATGCCGTGAATCATTTTGTCGACGGTGGCGATTCCGTCTCGGTGATCGAAATAATTCCGTCGAGCGTCTGGAGTAAGTTCGGGGGCTCCTGCATCATCCACGCCGGTGGAGGAGGTGGCTTTTGGCACTCCAGGGCAGGTTGCGGCGATGCGCAGCCGTTTAGCGCCAGAATCGACATCACGACGCAAATCGTTAATGGTCTTTTTCGCATCGGACAATTCCTTCGTGTATTTGGCATCCAGTGCAGCGACATCACGCTGGCGGGTCTGCATATCTTTGATGGTGGCATTAGCCAGGCGGAGGTTCTTTGTGGCTTTATCGCGCTGGTCTTTGTAGGTGATGGCGTTGTCGCGGTAGTGATTGACAGCCCATCCAAGCGATACCAGCAGAAAGATAATCACAGCCCATATAGCTGCGGTTACGCGGCTCATGATTTTGGCTCGTTTACCGTTCCGCCAGCCTCTTTGAATTTGGCGATTAGGTTATCTGCTTTGTGCTCAAACTGACCGTAACCCGCCCCGGGGAGTGAGGCCCAGATATTGCTGCAGCGATCGATGGCCTGACGAATGTCGCCAGCGTCGATTAAATCCAGCGCGCGGCGTTCTTTAATCTGCTGCAATGCGACAGCATCCTGACTAGCCGGTGAGAAATCTTTCAGACCAAGCTGCTTGCGGTAGGCATCCCACCAACGTGACAGCAGTTGATAACGACCGGCGGCCGTGGATTTCAGTTTCGGATTCAGCGTTACCAGTTTGCGGGGGTGATCTGAATAATCGGTGAACAGCGATCCTCCGACAATCACATCGTAGCCACGGTTCTTTGTCGGTTGTCGGCCATTGTCAGTGCCTTCTGACCAGGCCAGCATGTCGAGGAATGCTTTCCGCTGTGAGTTAATTGCTTGCATCGTCCACCCCTACCTTCTTGGCAGTGAATTTCTTGATAAGAGACCCGATTGAAGCGGTACCAAGATAGCCAATAAAAACACTGCCGATATAGGCAAGGTTTGTACTCAGACCGATGAACACGAGAATGTCTCTTACGAACCAGGCAAACATCGCGCACATCAATCCATCAATAAGCGTTTTTGATAGCGTGTCACCGTTATACCGGCCACGCAGATACGCCATGATGAATGCCAGGATCGCACCAATGCCCTGCTCTTTGGCAGCTAGCAAAGCAGCAATGAAATCTTGTTTGTAGGGCATCTTCATAGTCTCTCTCCTCGCGGTTGTAGCGGGAGCTGTGCGTAGTAGGGGAAAGGCCGTCAGACTCTGATAGCTACGGGGCATCTGAGTTTGAATGTCTGCGGCCTGAATAAAAAATCCCACGGCGTGTGGGCAATATGAGGGTCTAGCAATGTCAGCTCTTTGGCTGGATACCCTGGCTGGGATTTGGCAATAAAAAAGCCCGAGGCGTTAACCTCAGGCTTGAATTCTTTACCGTAACAATTCACGGATTTTTAGTGTTAGGGCGATGATATTCTAACTTTCGTCATTATGCAATCTGCAATCGTTATCGGAATCAAACTTTGCTAGTAACTTTCGATAAAATCGCATTTGCCGCTGATTCCGCCTTTTCAATCTCTGCAATTAAAGTCTCATAGAATGGCTTAACGGCCTTGTCCCATACACCTGGTGAAATAGCGTCAGTAAACTGGCGGATGGATCGATAGCAGGACGCTGCCGGAAGGCGCTCATATCCCCTGCCTGAGCATTGACGGCAAGCGCTCATAACTGGAACACCCTGCTCCTCTGACTTCTTGCGATCCAATGCCATACCTCTTCCTCTGCACTTCACGCAGGATGTTGAAATGACGCCTCGGCCACTACATTTCTTGCACGTCTCTTCTACCTGTTCATTCGCTGTTTTTGCAGGCGTTTTTTCTCCACATCCGGGATGCTTAACTACCAGTGTTTCCTTCCTGATTACGCCGCGACCTTTACAGCATGAGCAGGTAACCTGGCTGGCTGCTGACCGGCAATAATCCTGATATGCAAAAGTTGCGAGAGTTTGCAGAACCTTGCCCTTAACATTAGTCTCAAGCTTGCGAATGGCTGCCACCTTATCGCAGTGCTTTATCCCGTATTGCATTAGCAACTGAACGGATTTCTTTTTATCAGCATCACTCAGATTCATCTTTCCGCTAAAAGCACTGAATCCAAGCGGGGCGCGACTTTGCACCATGCCGAATGCCGCCATAACATCAGTACCAGTTAAAGAATCTGATGCGGTCGCCCTTGGTGAATCTGATAGTTGCGGTGATTTAGGAGAGTGAAATTTAACTGTGCTTTCAAGATTCATGCTGCTTCTCCTAATGGCTGTTTGGTTTTGGTCTGGTTCTGGCTGTGCTTTGCTACTGGCGGCATGCTGGCGCGCTTAACGCTTTCGAATTCGTATCGCTCTCTTTGCTGCGTGGTCACTTCTGCGCCCTCCGGATTCTGGCTTTTGCATTACGCTCAATCTGAATTAGCTTCTCAATGTTCGCCCGGCGCTCTTTTTCTTCCTTCCGCATAGCTTTCACATTGTCAGCCAGCTGCGTTTCTCCTTTTGCTACGGAAAGCATCCAGTCGAATGGCTCAACGGCAGCGCCGCAAGTTCTGCACCGAACTTCCCTGTCCTTTTCATTTACCCGAACCAATGGGTGATGGCAGAACGGTCTATCGGCTTTTTCATACAGGAAATTAGTCTGGTCGCGCGGCTCATCTTCTTTTGATGGGAAGACAACGATATTGCTTAACTCTTTCTCTGTTTCGGTAGTCATGCTGCCTCCCTTGTTTTGACGAGTTGACGCCTCAGAGCGCTGTAATGCTTCCTGATGGTTTCGAGTTCTTCAACGGTATATCGGTGCGGGGTGTTATCGTTATCGAGTACCTCGACGCGTTCAGTGCCGATTTTGCGTATCAGGCGAATGCGGTACTGCTGCTGATTTCCGGATAACTGAACATTGCAGTGGTGACATTGTTTATTGATATTGTCTTCGGTATAGCGCAGGTGTGATGCCTTACCACGTGATCGGTAGTGACCTGCTTCCCACTGGACGGTGTCGAACGTTCCGCAACTGATGCATGGCAAATCATGGTCACGCTCACGAATGTAGTCATTAACGACGCGCTGAGTTACGTCTTCCCAATGCCTGAGAGGTTTGACGGCTGCTTTTCGCTTGCGCCATGCAACGCGATCCGCTTTCTGTTTGTCGGCGAGTTGTTTTTCTCGCTTCTTCTCCAGCGCCTGTAGAGCGTATTCAGCGCCATGCTCAGGACAGCACCACCAGACGTTATCGAAGGTGGCTGTGAATTTGGTCTTGCAGATTTTGCAGCTGCGGCGGGATGGTTTACGCATTGCGATCACCCCACTGCTTGGCCCACTCAATTTCGATGCGGGACTTGTCGCTGAATTTGACGTTCTGCTGAGTGCCGAACCAGTAGATAGCCTCGATGACTTCAACCATCTGCTTGACGGTCATCTTGCTGGTACGCTGTCCGAACATCACAATGCCGCCGTCGATACCAGGTGCCATGCGCTGCTCTTGCCTCTTGGACTTGGCGACCATTGCGGTTATCAAGTCTTTCCAGTCGTCTGAGTCGTATTTGTTGCCGAACCAGAGAACCTGATCGGAGAGATCTTTCAAAAGAGGCCATAATTTCCGATTCTGCTGTGCGGTGCGCGTCATCTCTTTGATGTCGAGAATAAGCGGGCGCTTAGCGTCGACCGGCAAATCACGTATGTAGTTGATGGCGTTCTGCTTTACGGATTCGTTTACGAGGTGGAATTGTTGCTTCATACGCCACCTCCGAGAGGTAACGCAGAATGCAGAAAACCCTCAGCATTAGATAACGCTGACGGCATAAGGTAGGTCGTACTCTTTGTGTTTCGCATCTAATTTCCCAATCAGATGCAGAGGTCACAGTCGGGTGCTCAATCCGACTGCGACATAATTATAACACTAATTTTGAGAGTGAGTAATGTTGCTTGACGTTGTGTTATCTATTACTTACCGACGATGTAATCGTATTGAATGGGCAAGCAACGCCGATTGGATGGCGACCGTTACAGATAAAGCAACGGATAGTGTTTATGGGCTCATAGGTGTTTTCCACCTGCTCATGCTCTTCCTGTTCGCTTAGTGCGTCACGGAAGGCCACCGCAACCACCTTGCCACCGAACGCTTCCATGTGAGCATGTATAGGAGGCTCTTTTCCATCCTCAAACTCAATTACGAAAGTTAGCTTGCCCATCACTTCACCTCCTGCTGAGGTGCTGCTGTAATCATCAAATCATATATCTCAGCAACTCCACCAGTTTCGTTATCACGCATGGCTGAGTTAATCATCTCCGCCGTCGGCTCCTTTGGCACCAGTACGTAACCATCTGGAGCTACCGGAGAGTTGCTAGCCTCATACGCAACACGCAGCCAGTGGTAAAACGCCTCAGTTGTTACACAGCCACAATCGACGTCTATCGGCTCATTTTGCTGTGATAGCCACTGATCGAATGGCAACCTACAATCGGCCTTTTCGTTGTCATCACCAGAATGGACTACCATGTCGAGGTGTTGCTCGGTATGGTTTCCAGCCTGAAGAATGGCGGCGCGGCCCAATTTCCACCAGGTTGCCGCATCCCTTATAGAAAATGAAAACTTTTCACCTTGATAGCCAATCTCAAGCATCTGCTCCACCTCAGGGCTTACCTCGAAAGCCCTTCTGAATTCCGCTTCGAAAGTATCAATCATTTCATCGCTCACCACCGCTGGCTGCGGTAACTGTGGTGCTGCGTAGAGCAACACATCATCCGAACCGGCCCCGGATGCAGGCCAAACATCAGCGTCAGCTCCCGACTCCAGATAGTCCAGATTAGCCCGGTCAATGCACGCCACAGCCTCCGCTTCGAGCGATGCCAGTGCGATACGCGCATTATTAATCAGGAGGCTATCAGCAGGAGATAAAACAACATGAGCGTTACCCTCCGCATCAATTTCAGAATTCGTAATTTTTCTGAACAGCTTTGCCAATTCTCTGGTAATAGTGCTCATGGGCGAATCTCCGTCCTGCCACCAAGTAAGCGGATTGCCACTCGTTCCCGGAAGGTAAGCGGTCGATGGTGTCCGCGGGCATTAACAATTTCAGGCTTTCCATTAGGCGGATAATTGACCCTGACCGATTGACCATCTAGCGCGTGAGAAGCCTCGAGTAGTGCTGACTTTAAGTGCGCGGGGCACTCTTTCTGCACCCGCTCGCCGTCTGAAATGACACCTGCAATCCCCTGAAGCATGCTGGCTAAATTGCTGAGATAATTTTTCACATTCACTCTCCTTTACCGGTGCCATAGGCAGATAAGCACTCTTCAAATCCAGCCTGATTATCCGTTTGACCTAAACTGAAGCCACGCTGAAGACCATGACGAAATGCGCTATCTTGCAATTTATCTGCGCTATCGAGCTTCGCTTCCAGTTCAGCGATTCGCTTCTCTGCGGTTTCCAACTCATCCAGCAGCGCCAGAACGGTGGACGGGTTAGCGGCAGCGATGAATTCAGCGTTTCGCTTTGCTGTTTCATCCCATGCCATCAGGTAGTCGTGATCCCACTCAACGTGAACGCACGCCGCAGTGGAATTGGTCATATCGAGCAGGGTGTGGCTACTACCGTCGTAAACCGCGTATGAGTGGAAACCTATGCCAGAGTCTTCACCGCTCCCGTAGGTGCCGTCAGTTTCGACAACATCAGACCACCATTCGCCCTGGGTGGCTTTCTCTGCTAATTCACGCAGCGCCTGTTTGTTGAGTGCTGTCATTGGGCTGCCTCTCGTTTCTCTGCCTTCAGAATTATGCGAGAACCATCATCAAGTTCCCAGCCAATCTCTCCACCTTCAGCCATAACCAGTTGCCACACGAGTTGCGCAGCTTCGTTTGTCACATCACGCCCACGATCATTGCCAACGCGTAGACGACCGCCTTCTACATCGCGCATTTTCGCCAGGGTGATTGTTTTGCTCAGCGGGGAGAACCCGAGTTGCAGTTTTGCTGTATTGCTCATAGCGCTGCTCCTTTGCGAAGTTGGGCGGCATCCTCTCGAAGGGCTTCAGCGTATTCAGATGCTGCTCTGCTGGCCTTAGCTCTCCATCCGGTAGTGATGTTGTTGGACTTAATCGCCTCTTCAGCGAACATCAAGGCAAACATATCAACACCCTGCGCCCGCACTTCAGCCAGGAAAGCGTCGGTGGCTGGGGTGGGTTCTTGCGGTGACACGGCAACGCGAATGGTTTCAAGTGCTGGGTCTGTTTCTACTGTCGGAACCTGGATATAACCAAGCTGCACACCGTTCATGATGAACATGCGCCGGTCATCGCATATAGCCTTCAGCCCCCCATTCTCCGCCGCCAGCGCCCTGCACTTGCTCTCGGCGTTAGTGAGCTGTACTGCCATGTCTGTTTCTGCTGCTTGCCATGCCCACCATGCAACCTGCATGTCCCAGTCCATGTACTCACCATCTGAGTTTTTACAGACCCGGTAGTCAATCAAGTCACCGAAGCGCGCCTTAATGGCTTGTTCAAATTTTTCTCTGCTAGTCATAACCCTACCCTCATAAAAAAGGCCCGCTAAGCAGGCCTGTTAATCGATGTTTTTGCGTATTGCATAAAAAAGGCCGACTATCACGGCCACGCTTGCAGATAGCTCTGCTATGTAGGCTTCAGTCATGGGGTTTTTCTCGGTACATCATGATGACCAGGTTACTTTTGGTTGCGATTTTTACGGTCTCTCCGGCAGTGATTTTTTCCAGCTCAAAGGCATCGTATAAATCATTAACAGCCTTCTGCTTTACCGACTCTTTGCGACGCTTACACCACTGTTTCATGGTCATTGATACGACCCATTCACCTGCTTTGCACATGACGTAAAGCATCCCAACTGATGCCAGGACGAAGTGCATTATTGCCGTTGCTTCAGTCATGCTCGCTTCACTCCGAATGTCTTAACCAGTGCCGACTCCATGCGACCTACACAGGCGCGGATACGGGCTATCTCTGTCTCTGGAAACATGCTGGATGCCATCTGCTCCAGTGCGCCTTTAAGTGGCTTGCTATCAACCTTTTCGATACGTGCCAGAGCAAATGCCTTGAGCGACTGCTTGATGCTGCGACCGTCTACGCGAGCACAGGCGCGGCATAGTTCTGCGTGGAGGATGGTTTCAGGAAATTCGTTATATTCCTGCTCAATGATTTCTCGCGTGTTGCGTGCTTCTTTCATGCTCCAGCTCTCCCGTAAATCATCATCAGCCGCTTGCGTGCGTCGCTCTGCATGAACTCCGCTACAACACCGTTATTCTCCGGGTTGTATGGGGTGAACATCTTCGGATCGTCACTATTGGTTTTATCTTTCTTGATAACGCCTTTTGCTACCTGGCTACTCTGGTTAGCATCAACGGCACGCTGCCTGATGGACTCGCCTCCGCCATTCTTCAGCCATTGCTGGAACGCCTTTTCGCCGGGGAATACGCCAATACCAGGAACGCTGCGCAATCTGCCCATGAAACGAAGCTCTTTCGCCTCTTCGTAGTAGCGGTTTCGACTGATGCCGACTTCCTTGTAAATCAGATCGACCTTGGCTGGCTGGTTAGCTGATACGTAATCGAGAATGCGTTGCTTTAAGCTGTCCATCGTCTTCACCTGATAAGGCCAGCGGCCTTCCCTTTGAGATATTCATCCCATAGCCACTGCGCTGGAGTAAGCGCACCAAGAGTTGCAGCATTAGGCATGCAGCCGAATGTTTTTCCTTCAGGGTGGTAACCGATATTACGGCTCTCATGGGTTACTGGAATGACATCAGAGTTGCACTCAATAGCCATAACGGGTGGTGGGATTTGTTCGCCTCCAGCTACTTTTATCGCCCACTCCTCGAGCTTTTTAGCTGCGAACTTTTCAGTCTCAACCTCACTAAGTTGCCGTTGGTACATGGCCCGTCGAGTATCTGTGATAATCCAGTACATGACGGGATGTGACCATGGGAACCTCTCCGCTCCGCCAGTGTGAACGCCTTTTTCTCTGCTGTAGCGATGAAACTCATTCATCACGTCAGACAGGTTAAGTCCAAGAACTGTACTGCTATCTTTGCACCACTTGATGAATTGCCCAGGGGAAGGCCAGAAAGGTGACTCGCTGGCTCTGGCATGCCTCACCCCTGCGGAAAGCTGTTCTCTGCTGCGTATTCCGTTTTCAGAGAATGCGGCGATCCACTGTCGCTTTGCCGTCTTCTCGTCAGAATCTGTCTTCAGGTTGGTCTGCGATGCCGCTGGGAAGATTTGCTTCAGCTGGCGAAACAGTGAGTCGACAAGGTTCTCGGCTTCGATGTTGATTACGTTTTTCGGATCGTGGCTTCCGGCCATCCGGGCCATTGCTTCGCCATCACGGTTCTGTATGGCTGTCATCAGTTGCATTGTCACAGGAAGTCCTCCCAGCCCTCTCGGCTGTTCCAGAGTGGAGTTTCGGGTTCACTACGTTGCTTTCTGGTGAGCGGGTTAACTCGTGCGTTTCTGATCCAGACGCGGAAGGCTGAATTCCAGTCAAGAAGCATGGTCCCTCTCGCAGCGTGGTAATCCTTGAAGTTGAGCAGTTCAGTTTCAATGCTCACCCCCTTCTCTCTCGCCATCGCTATGTGTTCTTCGTTTGGCTTGAACATCGGGGGAAGCGGAATTTCTCCTCCAGGTGATATCCCAATACGACGCTTTGCAGCTTCGCTCATAAATCCTTCGCGCCCAGAGAGAGAGTTAGGTTCATTGACTGATTCAATGACTGATTCTGTATCCCAATTCTGGGATCGTTTCGCGTCCAAATTTGGGCTTGTTTCATGTCCAAATTTGGGATCATTACCGTTTTCGGTACTGTTCCGTTTTTGGTATTCTTTAACTTCGATATTGAGACGTAAAACTCGAACTTGTTTTGTCTTCCCTTTTCGCTCTCCGGTATCAGTAATCAGCCCATCATCAATCATCTGTCCGACCCACTTACCAATGGTCTTCCTGTCCATGCCAGTGTCTTTCACAAGGCGCTGTATGCTTGGGTAGCAGCAGTGAGATTCATCAGCACGATCTGCCAGAGAGAGCATCAAAAGTTTTTGCGATGCTTTAAGTTCAAGACTCCATGCCCAGTCTGTTGCTGCTCTGCTCATAATGAATTGACCTCAAAGTGAAATAAGTGAGTAGGCAGATTGATCGTCACACCTCGTTCATTGAGGTCTTGCCATTGCTTAAATGTTATTACGCCGTTGAATTCAGATTTTTTAATCATCATGTGCAGGCGATAGTCGTCTAAATCTCTGTCTCCCTTGGCGGTGTTGCATGTTGCACAAGAGGCATTAAGGTTGACGAGATCATTATTTCCCCCATGCTTTTTCGGTTTGATATGGTCGATATGCATACCGTCCATCGAGATTGGATTACCGCAATAAGCACAGTTGCCAGAGGAATTAGTGAAAACAGCAAGCCTTTTACGCATAGAAAATTGACTTGCCATCACTCCTCCTCCCAATGATTTACATATTCAAATTTGCCTGGCATAATTCACTCCTGAGTTATTAGAAGTTCAAAGTCATTTGGTCAGATCGCTCGGTTGCCGCCGGGCGATTTTTCTTTCCGCACATCCGCTCTTCCAGCAAGTCAGCCAATCCCACAACCACACGTGAAATGTCGTCGTCAGTAATCGAGTAACCGATGAATTCGAGTAGTGCAGCCATGCGCGGGATGTAGTGCTTCTTCCACTGCGTTACCGATGATTTGTTTACGCCGAGATGCTCAGCTACCTGGGTAGTTCCGAGAATGGCGATACGGTTTAAGATCCAACTCTCAATGTTTCGAGCGCTGGCTTTGTTGCGTTTCGTTAAGTCGTCCATATGTGATAATTCCTTTGTTGAAATAGTGAAAAGGCCATGCGCATACACGCAAAGCCGGATTTGTTTTTATTGGATTAGCTTTTCAGCTACGTAGGCAGGAATGCCATTGTGGTAATAGCAGGTGAAACTAGGCGGCTTTGTTTCCTGATGGAGGGAAAACCTCATCCAGAGTGCACTTGCAGCCAAGTTTTTTAAGTGTTTCTACGATTTCACGGCAATCGTTAAGGCCGGGCGTTCGAATGTTTAATTCGTAATTGGCAATACGGGACTGACCCCAACCAATTGCCTCAGCCAAAACAGCTTGCGAAATTCCTATCTTCTTTCGCTGCTGTGCAATGTTGTTCATTGCAGTCTCCTTTTCGGTTGCAACAAACTCATTATTCACAATATGTGATTAACTGTCAATCTCACTTCGTGTAAATACAGTAATCACATGTCGTGATAGATTAACGGTATGAAAACTATGCATGAAGTAATTGGGGAAAGGATTAAATCCCTCAGAGAAGCAAAGGGATTTAGCCAGGCTCAATTAGCCAAGCTTTGCGGCTGGGCTGCTCCGTCACGTCTTGGTAATTATGAATTAGGCACTAGGAAGGTGAGCGCTGACGATGCATTGGTTCTGGCTCAGCAGTTGGGGGTTTCACCCTCCGTCATTCTTTTTGGCGATGATTCCGGCCCAATCTTCAAACAGTATGAATATCCATTATTCACCACAGTCCAGGCTGGTCAGTTTTCTGAAGTTGGCACATATACCGAAAGTGATGCTCAGAAGTGGGTGTCTACAACCAAGAAAGCCAGCAAAGACGCTTTCTGGCTAGAAGTTGTTGGTCATTCTATGACGGCACCGCATGGTATGCGTCCGAGCTTCCCAGAAGGAATGCTCATCCTGGTAGATCCAGCTGAGGAAGTTGAAGCCGGTGACTTTTGTGTAGCTGGCGTGTTCGGTGATTCTGAAGTTACTTTCAAGAAGTACGCATGGGATGACGGTAAGCACTGGCTGGAACCACTGAACCCAAATCCGCGCTATGAGAGCATCCCGTGCAACGAGAACTGCCGCATCATAGGCAAGGTGGTTAAGGCGCAGTGGCCTGAGGATATGTTTGAGTAGGTGAGATTGAGGCGCTAAATACGCCTCAAAAACCAAAGCTGAATGAGTATCACGGCAAGATTGGCACATGACAAGCCGAGAGCAACCCAAGTTAAAGCGCTTACGCTATCCATACGGACACCTCATGACGATTGACAGGATTCTTGCAATTATAGCAACAACGGTATCATTTATTGCAATTCCAGCAAGTGGATTCATAAGTTACAGGTACGCAATTTTAGGGGAGCGCCGTAAAGAATTTAACGCCGTTGCTGATAATATCCGCCATAAGTTGCGCGAGCACCAGAGGCATATGGAGCAAAATATTTACCCATCTGGTGCGTATATAGAATTATCACAGAAGGATTTTGACACCCTGGCAGACGTAGCATACGTAAGGGACAGAAAAACGATCCGCGCGTTGTGCGACAATTATCAAAAAGCCCTTCACTCCAGCGTAATGGTTGATGAACATGGAGATTATGAGATTTTAGGGTTTGATGAGGCACAGGGATTTCTAGCAGAACTTATGCCTCTAATAGAAAGGAAATAATCCGGCCAATGCGCCGGGTTTTTATTGCCAGAAAGCACGATCCCATAACCATACATTTTTACTGTTAATTTAACACCAAAGCCGCATGCACACTGTGTTTGTCGGCGATCCAATTATTTACCCTTTCGCACCATCTCTGCTGCATCACGCAATAACCCCTTGTGAATCACATTCCCTACCGCCTTACGCTTACCCTCCAGCATCCCCACTATGTTGTCCTTGGTTATCTCGATTCCGTTATAAACCAGTTCGAACACCACGCACCCAACCTCGCCAGTCATAAAAGCTATGCGGTCATCTGCAAGTTCATCACGTTCCATACCCACCTCCTGATGTTTTATTGAGCATATCACCATGATAAAAAAATAAAACATCATCTAATACATACACATAACGTGTAAGATAAAATAAATACACAATTTGTGATTGACGATAAAATCACATTTTGTGTATATTAAATCCATCAGCAGGACGCACTACTCACCAGGACGGTGAACTTACAACGATTCAGTGATGAATCTACGCGGCTGAAAAGCCGAACCAAGCAAAGTGAATTTTGGGATGTGGTGAAGGGTTCATGGACGGGAATATGTCGCACGTAAAGCGGCGAGGCCCGAGGAACTACTGCCGAAGTGAAGTAGGCCGAATCGGGTCGAAATGGGTCTCCCACCTACCACATCACCAAAGTTCATCAGGAGGTCACCATGACACGCAGAACAGCATTCAATGGGTCAGCATCAGGTCGTCGCCGTGAGCGTCGCGCAGCAGTACAGAGCGCAGTTGCCGTAAGCACCGAGACCATGCATCGCCCTACCCTTAGCCGCGCTCAGGTTCAGGCTAAAGGCCAGCACCACACGCCAGCAAGCATTGAAGATGCGACCCCGATTAAGTTTGTTGCGCAGGATGCAGTGTGGCAGCGCCAGGAATACAAGCGCCAGCTTGAGCGTGCAGCGATCGTCTACAGCAATGAGTTCGGCAATAAGCCGCTGGATAGCGGGATGTGCCTGCCAGATGTGGCGATTTATGCAGCTGGTCATCGCAGCAGCAAATCGGTTACGGCGCGTTAATTAACTTATGAGGTGAGGCAATGACATACCAAGAAGCACGAAGAATTGTGGTTGCTGCGCAGGACGAGGTTGTAAGACTTAATGATCGGCTCTGCAACATGCATCGTCACTGGATTAAAAATGGCCTATGCGATTCAGTGGCTTCATTAATTAAGCAGCATGAAGCTGCTGTTGAAAAATGGAATGAAGCGAAGTCCGTTATGAACTCTCTTTCTCATCAGAAATAGACCCGCTCCGGCGGGTTTTTTATTGCCTCATACCTCAGCGGCTTCTCAGAGGACGCTTAGTTATGAATGGCGGCTATCCACCGCTTAATTTATGCAGCGATGAAAATTGCATGCAGAGGTCTTTACGTTCAGCGGCGCGGCTTAAGCGCGGAGATGATTATGAGCAATCAAAATAATGGCGGTCCAGCTTTCCCAGAATTAGGCAATGTTGGGCACAACTCAGATTGGCAAAGTGAATCCGGCATGACTCTGCGCGACTACTTCGCTGCTAAGTCTATGGCAGCCATTGTGCGCAGATGGGACGGGCATTCGTTTGGTGGTGGTCCGGAATCACCACAGTACAAAGAATTAGCCGAAGATGCTTATCACATCGCAGACGCAATGCTCCGCGCCCGGGAGGCATCATGACAGTCACCCACAAAGGCAAGCAGTACACAGTGAGCCGATTCGCAAACGGTCATACATGGCAACTGGTAGAGGTCGGTAACGTTCGCCACAAGCTGGTAATGAACCGTGACCAGATGATTAAGAATGGCTTCGGTCACATCGTTAATCAGGTCATCGTTGACACGCACAAGCTCCGCGCATCACTGAGCAAGAAAGCAATTGCTCGCTATCTGGAAGATTCTGTGATGCTGCAACAGGCAATTGAGGCCCAGCGTAAAGCGCTTGGAGTCAGGGTAAATCGTAACTCGTTTGAAGTGAGGGTGTGATGGAAGAATTCAAAGGAACGCCTGGTCCGTGGAAATACACAATCAGAAATGTGAATGAAATGATGACGACATTCCACGGCGTGGTTATGGGCGACACGTACATTGAAATTGCAACCAGAAACGAACGAGAGGATGCGCAATTAATATCAGCAGCACCTGAATTACTCGAAGCGCTACAGAAGCTTCGAGATTACGCAGAAGACGTCTGCGGTGTGTGTCCAGATGATTGTCACGAAGAACATCCTCTAATGATGGCTAGCTACGTAATCGCCAAAGCACTAGGCAAGTAACCCCCCCCACTTTAATCACTCCCTGTCCGGCTATCGCAGACGGGAAGCGCACAACCAAATTTCAGGAGAGACCATGAGTGAAGTAACTGATTTAGTCGTTATCGAAAAATCGAGCGCAATGGCTGTATTCACCAATAACGAGCAGCTCGATCCAATCATTGAAAAAATCGAGAAAGAAGCTCGTAGCCTGGTGCCGGATGTATCCACCAAGAAAGGTCGTGATGCTATCGCGTCAATGGCGCACAAGGTTGCGCGTTCAAAAACGTATATCGACAACGCCGGTAAAGACCTTGTAGCGGAACTGAAAGCATTGCCAAAGCAGATTGATGAAAGTCGCCGCATTGTTCGTGAACGTCTGGACGCGCTGAAAGATGAAGTGCGCCGACCGCTAACAGAGTGGGAGGCCGAGCAGGAACGTATTGCAGCAGAAAAATCTGCCAAAGAAGAGCGTCTGCGTATTGAAGCAGAGGAAAAGGCAGCACTCGAAGCACTCAAAAAACAGATAGAAGCCGATCACGAAATGGCGTTGCTGATGAACGACGCATTCGACCGTGAACTGGCAGAGAAGAAAGCGGAAGCGGAACGCCAGCGCATTGCTCATGAAGAAGAGTTGAAGCGTCAGGCATCAGAACAGGCCAAGCGCGAAGCCGAAGAGAAAGCAGCGGCTGAACTGGCGGCAGCGAAGAAGCGTGAAGAGGATGCGATTGCAGCAAGAGCACAGGCTGAATTGCTGGCTAAGCAAGCGAAGGAACGTGCAGAGCAGGAAGCTAAAGACGCCGCAGCGAAAGCTGAAGCAGAAAAGCAAGCAGCCGTTGCCGACGAACAGCGTAAAGCCCAGGAAGAAGCAGATCGCATTAAGCGTGAAGCTGAAGCGAAAGAAGCCGCCCGCCTGGCAGAAGAGAAGCGTATCGCTGACGAAAAGGCAAAGCGTGAAGCAGATGTTAAGCACCGCAAGGTCGTTGGTACTGAAATCGTTAACGCACTCACCGCTAATACCAGCATCTCACGAGACCAGGCGATCGAAGTCCTGAAAGCGCTGATGGATGGTCTGGTGCCGAGAACACAAATTAACTACTGAGGTGAAAGATGATTCCTGTTGATTTAGCAAAAACACCAGAACTCAGCCGCATTAAGCGCCAGTACCACGTTACAGAGGCGCTTTACTGGCGCAAGTCAGGTAACAAGTCGATGAAAAGCTTTTGCCTGTCTATGGCTAAACGTGAGCGCATGAATAAATGCGAGTTCCTGGCTAAACCTTCCGAACTTCCATTCTGAGGAAATTATGGAACAGAAAAAAGTTTATGCAGCAATTAGCGCGGTAGCCCGGGATATGGCTGAGGTTGGAATCAGCAAAGACCGTGAAAACCGGCAGCAAGGATTTTCATTCCGTGGAATTGACCAGGTATATAACGCGCTGGCCCCGATGCTGGCGAAGCATGGTCTTGTCATCCTGCCACGCATAACAGAACGCACCGTAACTGAGCGAGTAACACAGAAAGGAGGCGTGTTGTTCTACGTCGTCGTCAAGGCTGAATTCGATTTTGTGGCTACTGAGGACGGTAGCATGCACACGATTGTGACCTACGGCGAAGCAATGGATAGCGGAGACAAGGCAACCAACAAAGCTATGTCGATCGCCTACAAATACGCTGCATTCCAGACCTTTTGTATACCGACAGAACAGACAGCTATCGATGCTGATGCTGAGGTGCATCACATAAAACCGGCTGATGCGGACCAGATTCTTGCAGAGTTTACTCAGTACGCAGGTACCGAAAATGACAGCAAGAAACTCCAGGAACAGTATGCATCAACGTGGCAACGCCTTAACGGATGGCCTGACCACCAGGCTAAATGCAAAGACGTAACCGGCATTCGAATCAGAGAACTTAAACAGGCGGCATAAATGGGAAGTAGAGGCGTAAACAAAGTTATCCTCGTCGGCAATCTCGGGCAAGACCCTGAGGTTCGTTATCTACCAAATGGTGGCGCAGTAGCCAACATCACTCTGGCAACTTCGGAATCATGGCGGGACAAAGCAACCGGTGAGCAGAAAGAGCAGACAGAATGGCACCGTGTGGTGCTGTTTGGCAAGTTGGCTGAAGTAGCCAGCGAATATCTGAGAAAAGGTTCTCAGGTTTATATCGAAGGCCAGCTCCGCACCCGTAAATGGACTGATCAATCCGGTGTGGAGAAGTACACCACTGAAGTGTTGGTTAATGTCGGTGGAACAATGCAGATGCTTGGCGGAAAACAAGCGGAAAGTAAACCGTCAGGAAACAGACAGCAGCAACCACGGACACAGCAGCAACCGGCACAACAGCATAACGAGCCACCTATGGATTTTGACGACGATATTCCATTTTAAGGACTGATATGAACCACTTAATGATTGACCTGGAAACCATGGGTAACGGTCCGTACGCGCCGATCATCTCCATTGGTGCTGTATTCTTCGAACCGAATAGCGGAGAAATTGGTTCCGACTTCCAGGTGAACGTATCTCTCGAATCATCAATGCGATTCAGAGCCAGACCTGACGCCTCCACAATCCTGTGGTGGATGGAACAAGGTGAAGATGCTCGCAAGGCATTAACCACTGACACGCAGGAGCTTTCAACCGCTCTTTCATGGCTCTCTGATTTCATCTCCAAACATGCCAAGCCGAGATTTGTTCAGGTATGGGGTAATGGTGCTTCTTTCGACTGCGTAATCCTTCGCAACAGCTACGCACTAACCGGTCAGGAAGCGCCATGGCAATGGTGGAATGACCGAGATGTACGTACTGTCGTAGAGATGGGTAAAGTAATCGGCATCGACCCTAAACGCGATATGCCATTCGAAGGAACCCGCCACAGTGCACTGGATGATGCCATCCACCAAGCCAAATACGTTTCATCCATCTGGCAGAAGCTGACCAAATAAACCCACGGAGTTAAATCATGTCATCACCTCTTCATGGGGCGGGATATCTTCGCCCACCAAAGCGATCCGGCACCAAAGCTGAGGTGCTGGCTCGTTGCTTCGCAGCTATCGCTAATAACGATTACCAGAAGCCGACCATGGAAGAAAGGCTTCTGGAAAGATACGAAAAGGAAGTCTGGTACGCAAATTTAGAGGCGTCATTCAGGCCGATCTGGATGGCAGTCGGACCGGTTCAACCAACCTACGTAGACGACCGTATGCGTGAGCATCGTGGTCGTTATGGGGAGGTGAGTAGTGACTGATTATACCGGAAGCAACACGCCAGCGGATCAGCATGATTTATGGCGCACACCACCGGCACTGTTCGCCGCGCTGGACGCTGAATTCTGCTTTCAACTTGATGCTGCAGCCGCACCTCATAACGCACTCTGCAGGCGGTTCATTACGGAAGATGAAAACACGCTCGAAACTCCATGGTCCGACCGCATTAGTTTGCCTGGTTATTGCTGGCTCAATCCTCCCTATTCCGACATCACGCCATTCGTTAAGAAAGCGGCAGCGGAGAGCCTGAATCAGATCGGCACTGTGATGCTGGTTCCGGCTGACACGTCGGTTGGCTGGTTCCGGGAAGCCATTCAGTCTGCCAGCGAGGTGCGATTCATCACTGCCGGGCGGTTGGCATTTATCAACCCGGTAACCGGTAAGCCGGTCTCGGGTAATAGCAAAGGATCGATCCTAATTATTTGGCGCCCATATCCACGGACGCATTGTGAATTCACTACCGTAGAACGCGACTCACTAATGGAGTTTGGCAATAAGCTACTGGCTAAACGGGAGGCTGCATGAGCGAAGGGTTTGAACAACTTATTTATAGCGATGAGTTTCCCGGGTTTGCGTACAACAAAGAGACCGGCCAGTTCTTTGGGAGAACGAGCGGGAAGCCGATCGGCAGAATGCACAACAAAGGCTACTGGCGTATAGCTTGCGGCAGGAAGTGTTATCTCGCCCATCGGCTTGCTTGGTTCTTCTGTTATGGGGTTTGGCCCAAAGAGATTGACCATATCGACAATAACAAGCTCAACAATTCCATCGGCAACCTACGTGAAGTCACCCACCAACTTAATCAACTAAATATGCCACTGCGCAGCAATAACACGAGCGGCGTGAAAGGGGTTAATTGGGATAAGCAGCGTAAGCGGTGGCGCGCGAGGGTGATTATTAACGGCAAGTATTTCACTGCCGGACACTTCAAGGAAATTGCAGATGCTGAGGTGGCAATCAGGGCTCTTCGCGAGCAAGTCCACGGAGAGTTTACCAATCACGGAGTTAAGCCATGACAGCAAAAATCACCGGGTCGCTAATGCGGCCCCTTTTATTGCTGGCGTTTGCCGTCAGCAGGATTAACCGACAGTTCAGGGAGCACTGACCATGGCAGATTTTGCAGACGACGCATCAGCCGTCGAAGAGTTGCAGCGTAATGCTGCGTTGAGTGCTCACAGGATTAACCGTGATGCGGTATCGGCGGTTAAGTGCGAGGAGTGCGGTGACCGTTTGCCGGAGGCTCGCCGGAAAGCGTATCCGGGATGCACGATGAGCGTCAGTTGCCAGGATGATGCAGAGAGACGGAATCGGAGGATGTGATGTCCGCCTATTACAACGAAATTGATCCTTTCGCTGCGCAGTGGCTGCGAAACCTAATCGCCAGTGGTCATATAGCACCAGGCGAAGTTGACGAACGGAGTATTGAAGATGTCACACCTGACGACCTCAGAGGTTTTACCCAATGCCACTTTTTCGCCGGAATTGGCGTCTGGTCCCATTCCCTCCGCCTCGCCGGATGGCCTGACGATAAACCAGTGTGGACAGGCTCCTGCCCGTGCCAGCCTTTCAGCGCGGCAGGCAAAGGCGATGGGTTTGCTGACGAGCGGCACCTTTGGCCAGCCTTCTTCCATCTCATCAGCGAGCGCAGGCCTCAGCACGTCTTTGGCGAACAGGTTGCAGCTGGTAACGCAAATGTTTGGTTCGACCTTGTACAAGCAGACCTGGAAGGAATGGGATACGCCTTCGGGCTTGTGCCGTTTGCGTCAGCGGGCGTCGGTGCGCCGCACATCAGAGAGCGAGCTTACTGGGTGGCCCACGCCAGTGGCGAATACGAATCCACAACCGGAGACGAAACGGGGTCTGCAACACGTCTCCGGAGCTGCGCGGCTGTCGGGCTGGCCAACTCCGCAGGTGAGCAATATCACCAACGCGACGACCGTGCAAATGAGCGGGGATGGTCGAGCAACTCCGAACAAAATCGGGTGGGCAGCGGCATTGGCGGGATGGGTGACTCCAACAACTCGCGACTGGAAAGATACATCGGGAATGACGGCGCAGCGGGACGGGAAAGAGCGGCTGGATCAGTTGCCTCGTCAGGCTTACACAGCAGGCCCCTTGAGGTTAACGGTTTTTGGCGAGATGCGGACTGGCTCTTTTGTCGAGATGGGCAATGGCGTCCAGTTGAACCCGGCACATTCCCGCTGGTTGCAAGGTTTGCCAAAAGCCTGGGACACGGCAAGTCCTCATTACGAGCAATGGCAGGTCGCAACCGCACAGGTCGACTTAAGGGTTACGGTAACGCTATAAACGCACAGGCGGCCGCCGCTTTCATTGGTGCTTACATGGAGACTGCCAATGTTCCAGCTAATTCAACGGGGTCAGATTTACGCTGACCAGCATAACTGGCCCGTAATAATTCATTCCGTCACATCAGAAATAGTCCGCTACTGGCGACAGGGCCGGATCAACACCGCTTCAATCGACCGCTTTAATAACGATTTCGAGCACCTCGACCCACACGAAGCGGCACAGATACGCGCCGAACTTGAAACAGCAGAACACTTAAAACGCCTCCGCGCTATGCGGGCGGCATGAGGAGGGATTATGCGCATCACTATGACGGTTAACTCAACGCTGGATATTGAGAGCGCCATCGCCGCCCTGAGACATTTCATCAGCGAGAAGAAGCCGAATGATGGTACGAGCGACGTGTGGGGGATCGGCATTACCGGAGGCACCTACTTTTCCGTAGGCGTTAAGACAAACGGAAATTACACAGTTAAGCAACAGGAATGAGAGGTAATACACCATGAAGAATAACTCAGCGGCACGCAGACTGCTTGGGATGAATCACTGGCGCAGCAACACCCAACTCATGCAGTACGTATCGCGGCACGTTGCAACGAAGACAGGAAAGTCAGCGCCAAGCTGGATTGCAGTCCGAACTCGCAGATCTGATTTCTGCTATTTCACCGAATGACGCAACTGATAGTCAGTTATGAGCTGGCTATTGGGTGCGAATGCACTGCCACGTTATCCCCCATTTGCCCGGCCAATAGTGCCGGGTTCTTTTTGCCTGGCTTCCAGGTTCGATTTCCAAACCGGAGATGAAACCCATGCAACACCAATTACAGCCCGATTCACTGGTTGATCTGAAATTCATCATGGCAGATACTGGTTTCGGAAAGACCTTCATCTATGACCGCATCAAAGACGGCACTCTGCCAAAAAGTAAACTCATCCACGGCCGCGCACGCTGGCTATATAGTGAACACTGCGAGTTCAAACAAAAACTCTTAAGCCGCCTCGATGGGTAAAATTGCGGGTAAAATAAAACACATATCTGAAATTTCCCTTTCTATACAAGCCCCTGACATGCCAATTCGATGTATGCAGGGGACACCATCCCGCCGTACACCAACGTCTACCATCGTCCACAAATCCCCTGCAACCATCTAAAAACAAAGATATTTTCCTCTCTTGACGTCCATTACCGTCTATTGAAATCAAGTAAGTCTATGGGGCATAATTTGGGGCATTGTTGGTTCGATTGTATATGTGCCCCCAATATGACCAGAAACACCCTCAACAAATTGACAGATCGTCAGTGCAAAACAGCCAAGCCACGAGACAAAGCTTATAAGCTGTCTGATGGCGGTGGTCTTTATCTTGAATTATCCCAGACCGGTTCGAAGTATTGGCGTATGAAGTATCGCCGCCCATCAGACAAGAAAGAAGACAGACTTGCTTTTGGGGTATATCCAACCATCAGCTTACAAGACGCCAGAGAAAAACGAGACGACGCCAGGAAGCTGCTATCCAGAGGAATAGATCCCAAAGCCGAACAAAGAGCAGCAAAGGCAGAAGAAAAAGGCGCATTCACTTTTGAGACGATAGGACGTCAATGGGTTGAAAGCCACCAGATGTGGAACGAAGACCACCGAAAACGCGTACTTAGAAGCCTTGAAATGTATATTTTCCCTCACATTGGCACTTCGGATATTCGCAAACTGGAGGCGATGACAATTTTACCTTTGTTTAAGAAGGTAGATGACGCTGGGAAACACGATACAGCCAACCGACTTAAACAACGAGTTAAGGACATCATACATAGCGCCCGTCTGAGGGGTATTAAGACAGAAATCATCACGAATGATCTCGATGTCCGGTTAATGCAATATGAAACTAAGCATCATGCCGCACTGCATCCCAGAGATTTACCAGACTTTTTCACTCGATTGAGCAGCTTTAAAGGTAATCCTCTTACCCGCCTTGCCATTGAGCTAACCATGTTGACCTTTGTTCGTTCAAGCGAGTTAAGGTTTGCCCGTTGGAAAGAGTTTGACCTTGATCGGGCTGAGTGGATTATCCCTAAAAAACGAGAGCCTATCGATGGTGTGAGGTTTTCCACCCGTGGCACAAAGACGGGAAAAGACGAACATATCGTGCTTCTTAGCCGTCAGGCTGTTTCTATTGTCGAGCAGTTGAGAGAACTAAGCGGAAGCTACGATGTTGTGTTTCCGAATGAAAGAAACACAAAAGGCGTGATGAGTGAAAACACGGTAAACAAGGCATTACGCTTAATGGGCTATAACACGCAAGAGGACGTAACTGGACATGGATTCCGTGCCACAGCCTGTAGTTCCCTGATGGAGTCCGGTTTGTGGCAGGAGGACGCAGTAGAGCGCCAGATGAGCCACAAAGAATATAAAGACGTTAAAAGAGCCTACAAGCACAAGGCTGATTACTTAGAAGAACGCAAACTAATGCTTCAATGGTGGGCAGATTATCTGGACGCCAATCGAGAAATACATATAAGCCCTTACGAGTTCGGAAGGAGAACACGCCGTGACTAAGATGACAGGACTAGATGCGTTTTATAACGAGTCAGAAGATAAAATCTGGTTTGGTAATCTGATCAGCGAACTGGCAAGGCTAAACAATGAAAATGAAAGAATGATAGCTGCCGCTATCTTAAGTAACTACAGATTCAGCAAGGCTAAACCAGATACTTTAGGGGGGCTGGGCTTTTATCAGTTCGATTGGGTATCAGGTTTTACAACTAATGAAGACTTTGAAAAGCAGTGTGTGGAGTTTTTAGGTCTTCTGGCTATGGGGCATGAATACAGGGAGAGCCCGATACCGGGGGAAGAAGGGACTTTCAACGTTAGGAAAGGAGAAAACTTTTTATATCACGATGATGAGGATGATTGGTATGGGTCTTACGATTCGTTTTATTTCAGGCGCTCCGAGTTGGTGAACTTCTTCCCCGAACTGGAAGATGACAACATTGATGAACCGATAGCAGAGGAAACAGAAAGTGGGTCGCTCCACAGTGACTGGCGCGGCAAAAACACCGCCTGGAAAATGATTGCTGGGCTGGCGATTGCTTTATATGAATCCAGCGAGGACGTTAGAAAGAATGGAAAGCTCAACCAATCCGCGGTGTGCGAGAAAGCAGCAAATAACATCGCAAAGTACAGTGAAGAATACAATGATGCTGGCATGACCATGGATAATCTAAGAACGCTTCTAAAAAAGACTTTGCAGCGGCACGCACCCAATTTTTTGGGAAAGATAACAAAGTAAGATAATGATGTTCCCAAATTGGCTGGAGAGACGAAAACAAACGCCCAATTTGGGACAATTCGTTTCCCGAAAACTTTTTCTCCAAATTCACAGAAAACTTAAAAAAACAATGATTTACTATCTCACATAGTCAAGAAACGTATTACGAGGTAGATATGAAAAAGTCGCTGATTCGGCTATCTGAGGTTTTGAAACGCACAGGTTATAACAAGGCATGGGTATATGCCCTGATGAGTCGTGGACAATTTCCCCAATCAGTCAAGATTGGTGCTCGCGCAATAGCTTTTATTGAAAGCGAGATCGATGACTGGATCGATCAACGTATAGCCGAATCGCGTAGCAACTAAAGAACAGAAACAAACAGGATACAAACAATACGTTATTAGGTATTAAGAATGCAGTTGAACCCCACCAATCAAAAACTGAACGTAACCCATGTTGATTTTGAAACCTTCGCGGAACTGATTAGATCAGTGCCACAAAAGGTAAGCACCAGCACCTGGGTTTATGATGTGAAATCCACCAGCGGTGGAAAAGCTATCGGCATTGCCTCTGGCGATACTTACTTAGTAATCGATCTGATTTAATCGCACAAAATTTGTAGAGTAATTTGGGGAGACAGGAAGTCTCCCCCGTATTGCATTTTGGTACAACAGTAAGGGAATAAAATGATTAATTACCTGACCGCTAAAGACGCAGCAGAATATCTTGGCGTCTGTCTGTCACGCTTCTATCAGTTAAAGCGATATATCCCCAGCTTTCCTCCCTATATAAATCAGACCATCAATGGACGCAAGCGCCGGGTGTGGCTTGCCTCCAGCCTTGATCAATTTGCCGACAGATTTCTGGGGGGACGAAAATGA